TCTTTTTCATACTATGATATCCTTAAAAGACAAATCACCTTTATGCAGAAAGATTTAGGTGAATTGCCTATTAATGACATTAATATACCTGAAGGGCATTATGCAATAGCACATATGCAAGCTCCCACTACAGGTAATAAAAGAGCTAACACTATACACCCGGCTACTATAGGCGTGCATAGTCTTTGGCATAATGGTATTATTAAAGATCATTGTGTAAAAAATATGTCACGTAATACCGTTTTTATTGAAAATGGTGATTTAGATTATCTTTCTTGGGATACTTATTTAATTCTCCATCAGTATGTTTATCAAGGCAATATAAATAATATAGATGGTACATTTTCATGCGTATACTATAGTGAGCGTGATGGATTGAGATTGTTTCGTAATGAGATATCACCGCTTTTTATTGATAAAGAGCACAACATATCCTCAACTAAATTTAACGATTCAGAATCGCTAATGCCTAATATTATCTGGCAATTTTTGCCAGGTGAAGGTATAATGTCAATTGATACCTTTAAAACAGTAGAAAACCCTTATTATTTTGGAATATAATTCATGATGATTCATATTGCATCTAAAGAGACTGGATCTTCTCTTACTAATTTAGTTGAAGCAGATATTCAACCTAATGCTGTAGATCTTAGAGTGAGTAAAATTTTCTCTATTAATCAAAATACTTTTGTTATCGGTGAAGATGATGATGGCAAAGAGACAAAAATTCATCGAGGTTCTACTGAAGTATATCCAGATGAGTACGGCTATTATACTCTTGACCCTGGCTCATATGAAGTAATTATGGAAAATATTATTTCAGTGGGAGCTGATGAAGCGGGGTGGGTTATTACTCGTTCTACTCTTAATCGTAATGGTGTATATATTACTAGCGGGTTATATGATTCAGGTTATAATGGTGTCATGGCTGGCGCACTTCATGTAACTAGAGGTACTGCCCGTATTAAGAAGGGTACTCGAGTAGGGCAATTCCTATTATTTAAGTCTCAATCTCTTAAGAAATATGATGGAGATTACGGTATCGGTAAGGCGCATGATCAAAAATATAATTGATTATCTTAAGTGGTCAAACCTATTAATAACATTTACTCTAAATCCATATAGATGGAAAATTCACTTTAATTATTTTCCTCCTAATGATTTAGGACCAAAGATGCATCATTTAATTATTAGAATATTAATGTTAAGAATAGAACTCATCATTGATGATGGTTCGTGGTAATAAGGAAATAAAAAATGGAAATTAAAATTGAACTTGAAGAGCTAAGAAAGAAAAAGCTCTTTATTGCTACCCCGATGTATGGTGGTGCTTGTACAGGTATGTACACTCGCTCTATGTGTGATTTGACATCGATGCTAGTAAAGTATGGTATTGAAATGCGATCATACTTCCTATTTAACGAATCACTTATTACTCGTGCACGTAACTATTGCGTGGATGAATTCTTGCGTTCTGACTTTACACATCTTATGTTTATTGACTCAGATATTGGATTTAATCCTCAAGACGTAATTGCACTTCTTGCATTACAGGACGATGATTCACCGTATGATGTTATCGGTGGACCTTATCCTAAAAAGTGTATTACATGGGAAAAGGTAAAGCAAGCTGTCGATAAGGGTGTTGCTGATAAAGATCCTAACGTGCTTGAAGATTTTGTAGGCGACTTCGTATTCAATCCAGTTATTGAGAATGGTGCTAAGTCTAAGGAAATTCGTCTTGATGAACCTGCAGAGGTTCTTGAGATTGGTACTGGATTTATGATGATTCGTAAGAAGACGTTTGATCAGTATGCGGCAGCTTATCCAGAAATTATGTATAAGCCTGATCATGTTCGTACTGCTGCGTTTGATGGGTCGCGTGAGATTGGAATGTATTTCCAAGCAGAGATTGATCCTGCATCTAAGCGCTATCTATCAGAAGATTATCTCTTCTGTCAAAACGTACGTAAGATGGGCGGTAAGGTATGGATTTGTCCGTGGATGCATATGGCGCATTCAGGCTTCTATACATTCAATGGTAAGCTTCCCGCTCTTGCTTCTATTGGTGCATCAGCTACTGCTGATCCAGCGCTATTAAAGAATAAGAAGTAATTAAAGGATATTTGTTATGAAACTTAGTGAACAGACTATTAATATTTTAAAGAACTTTTCAGTTATTAATAATAACTTGCTTGTTAACCCAGGTAATATTCTTACTACTGTTGCCCCGCAATCACGTTCCGTGTACGCTAAAGCAAACGTAGAAGAAACTTTTCCAAAGCAATTTGCTATCTATGAATTGAATAAGTTTCTTGGTGTAGTATCTCTCTTCAAGGAACCAGAGCTTGAGTTTGGTGATATGTCAGTTAAGATTGTCTCAGGTAGACAATCAGTAAGCTATACATATGCAGACCCATCTATGGTTATTGCACCAGATCCTAATAAGGATATTAATTTTCCGACAGCAGATATTGAGTTCTCCATTTCTCAAGAAGAACTTCAGCGCGTCGTAAGGGCTGCAGGTGTTCTTCAGTTGCCGGAAATTGCAGTGACTGGTGATGGTGCGAACATTACCGTCACTGCTACTAATTCAAAGAATCCAACTACTGATGTATTCAGTATTGAGGTAGGTGAGACTAATCATACTTTTAATATGTTAATTAAAGCAGAAAATATTATTAAGTTAATTTCTGCTAACTATGAAGTAAAGATTACATCGCGCGGACTAGCACAATTTAAGTCTAATAATGTAATCTATTATATTGCAACAGAAGCTAATAGCACATTTAATAAGGATGAAAATTAATGAACGTATATATTCTACTTGACAGATCAGGTTCTATGTCAAGTCTTTGGAATGAAGCAATTGGCGCTATTAATGCATACGTAAAAAAGCTTGACAAAAAGACCAAGATCTTTTTATCAACTTTTGATAATGAAAGCTATGATGTTCTTCGTAACTCTAGTGTAAAAGAGTGGAAGGATATTGGTGAGAAAGAATCGCATCCTAGAGGTATGACTCCTCTTTATGATTCTTGTGCACGTATTATGAATCGTGCAATTGAAGATAATAGCGATAAAACTATTCTTGTCGTAATGACAGATGGTTTTGAGAATTGCTCAAGAGAGCATACTCGTGAACAGATTAAAGCTAAGATTAAAGACTTTGAAAAGAAAAACTGGGAAGTTGTTTTTCTCGGAGCAAACTTTGATAAGGTAGATTCAGTTGCATCTGATCTCGGGCTAGCGTATAATAAGTTTACAAATATTACTACAAATAACCTTAGATCGTATATGATGGGTAGTCTAGCTGACGCTACTGTAGCATATACTACTGCAGGTACTGCAGTAAATATTACTGACAAAGATAAGATGTCTGCTACTAAAGCATCAGTCTAATCTTTTATTTTATATTATGAAAATGGTGAAAAAATGGTACGTGATGAATTCTTGTGGGTCGAAAAGTATCGTCCCAAGACTATAGATGATTGTGTGTTGCCGGACAGCTTAAAGCAAACTTTTAAGCAGTTTATTGCTGGCGGTGAAATTCCTAATCTACTTCTTACAGGCGGGCCCGGCGTTGGTAAAACGACCGTGGCTCGCGCTATGTTGGAACAGATTGGGTGTGATTATATTGTTATTAACGGGAGTATGAATGGCAACATCGACACGCTTAGAAATGAAATTCAGCAGTTTGCCTCAAGTATCTCTTTTAGTGGGGGACGAAAATACGTCATCCTTGACGAAGCAGATTACCTTAATGCAAATTCAACCCAACCCGCACTTAGAAATTTCATGGAAGAATATTCCAAAAATTGCGGATTCATCCTTACATGCAACTTTAAAAATCGAATTATTGAACCGCTACATTCTAGGTGCTCTGTCGTAGAGTTTAAGATTGCTAAAACAGATTTACCTAAACTTGCTATGCAGTTTTTCAAGCGCGTAGTAGGTATTCTTGATAAAGAAAATATAAGTTATGATAAATCAGTAGTTGCTGAACTAATTAATAAACATGTACCTGATTGGCGTCGAGTTCTTAATGAGCTTCAACGTTATTCTGCTACAGGTAGCATTGATTCTGGTATCTTTATTAATCTTAGTGAAGAGAATTTTAAAAGTCTTATATCAATGCTTAAAGCTAAAAACTTTGCAGAGATGCGTAAATGGGTAGGTGAGAATAGTGATTCAGATTCTACATCTGTATTTCGCAAGTTTTATGATCAAGCCTATCAGTATATTAAACCTAGTTCTATTCCTGAACTAGTTGTACTTATTAGTAAGTATCAATATCAAGCTGCATTTGTAGCTGATCATGAAATTAACTTAACTGCATTCTTAACTGAGTGTATGATTACTGTTGAGTTTATCTAATGAATCCGTTTGATTTTGTTAACGCTATTAATGGCAAAAAGCAAGACATCATTAGAGCATCTGACAACCCTGATCTTGCTGAGAAGCAATATATACCTTTTATTATTAATAAAGCATTCTCATATCATATCGATACAGTGCTTTACTCAAATGAGATGAATAAAGCAGCTCATATTGATTCTAAACTCCAAAACGACTATTACCTAAATAGTATACGCACTGGAAAGCGTTTCTCTAAGTGGCATAAGCGCCAGGAAAACTTAGATATAGACGTTATTCAGGAATATTTTAAAGTAAACTATTTAAGAGCTACTGAGATAGCAAAATTGCTATCAAGGGAACAGCTCGACCTTATAAGAATAAGAATAACAAAAGGTGGTAATAATGAGCTTCGATCTAAGTCAGCTAGTTGAAGTGAGATTAAAGAATGCTGAAGATTTTCTCAAAGTTCGCGAAACTTTATCTCGAATCGGCTTAGCGTCAAAAAAAGACAACACTCTTTATCAGTCATGCCATATTCTACATAAACAAGGCAAATATTATATTGTGCATTTTAAAGAGTTGTTTATGCTTGACGGTAAAGAAGCAACCTTCTCAGAAGGTGATATTGCTAGACGTAACAGAATTGTTACGCTTCTAGACGAATGGGAATTAATAGAAGTTGTTGATAACAGTAAAATATTAAATCCTATTGCACCCCTTAATCAGATTAAAATTATTCCTTTCAAAGAAAAGAATAGCTGGAATCTTATTACTAAATATACTATAGGTGGAAGATAACTATATAAAGTTTTTGTTATGTATAATTATGATGATGTTAGAGTAGTTCATTTAGAAATTACTCAAAAGTGTCAAGCTTCCTGTCCGATGTGTGACAGAAATCAAAATGGGGGCTTAATCAACCCCCATCTTTCTTTAGCTGAACTCTCCTTAGAAAATTGTAAGCAAATATTTGAGCCTGCTTTTATTAAGCAGCTTAACTACATGTATATGTGTGGTAATTTAGGTGATCCTATTATTGCTAATGATACTCTAGAAGTATTTGATTACTTTCGCACACATAACCCTAACATGAAACTAAGCATGAATACCAATGCAGGTGCTAGAAATCAGCAATGGTGGCGAGATCTTGCTAAAGTATTAGGCCCGAAGGGGATGGTAAGATTCTCTATAGATGGATTAGAAGATACTAATCATATCTACAGAAGAGGTGTTCAATGGGATAATGTAATGAGCTCTCTTACCAGTTTTATTGATGCTGGAGGTAACGCTATATGGGATTATTTAATATTTGATCATAATGCACATCAAGTAGAAGAAGCAAAAAAATTATCAGTTAATCTAGGTGTAAAAACTTTTGTAGAAAAGAAAACATCTAGATTCTATAGTACAGCAAAAACATCTCTTAAAGATACTCATACTGTAAAAGATCGTAAAGGTAACGATCAATATGATCTAAAACCAGTAGATACACCTCTTAATAATAAAATTAATAATACTATAGATAAGCATGGTAGTCTATCTAACTATTATGATACAACAGAAATAGTTTGTAAAGTAAAAGAACAAAAAAGTATTTTTATTACTGCTGAAGGTCTAGCAATGCCTTGTTGCTGGACTGCTTCCCGTATGTATAAGTGGTGGCATAAAGATCCTAAAGTAGAACAGGTGTGGCAATTTATTAAAGATACAGATAGAATAAACGTTCTTAAACACGGTATTAAAGATGTGCTTAATAATGGTGTATTTCAAGATATAGAAGTAAGCTGGGGGCTTCGATCAGTAGCAGAAGGTAAACTGAAAGTATGCTCTGAGAAATGTGGTAAAGAGTTTGATCCGTTTAAGGAACAATTTGTTAATGCAAAATAAAATATCATCTACATTCTGCGCTTTACCTTGGGTACATTTAAGCACAAGACCAGACGGTTCAATGCGTGTGTGTTGCACAGCTAATGCATCAGGAGTACAAGATCCTGATAGTAGTAAGCGTGTTAATGGTGGTAATGCAGGTATAGTTAAGAATCAAAATAATATGCCAGCAAATCTCAACCACACATCACTTAATGATGCGTGGAATAATGAGTACATGTGCAACGTGCGTAAAACAATGCTTAAAGGTGAAAAGCCAACTTCTTGTCTCAAATGTTATAAAGAAGAAGAAGCAGGTGTTATCAGTAAACGTCAATGGGAAACTGATTACTGGGGTAAGATATTTGATCTTAATGAGATAGTATCGGAGACTAAAGAAGATGGTTCTATTCCAGCAAAAATTAGATATTTAGATCTTAGACTAGGTTCTAAATGTCAGCTTGCATGTGTTATGTGTTCACCGCATGATAGTTCAGGTTGGGTAAAAGAATGGAATGAAATTTATCCTAAGATTGAAAATGAAAATTTAAAACGTAATAGTAATTGGCATATGAAGGGCCAAGTAGGTGGTGCTAGCTATAACTGGCATCTTAATAATCCTACATTCTGGGAAGAGCTTTATGAGCAGATTCCTCATATGTATCAACTATACTTTGCTGGTGGTGAAAGCACTATCATTAAAGAACATTATCTTCTTCTGGAAGAGTGTATCAAAAGAGGATATGCAAGCCAAATTGAACTTAGATATAACTCTAACGGGCTTGAATTGCCTGAAAAGCTTTTCGAGCTTTGGTCGCATTTTAGGTTAGTTAAATTTCATTTTTCTATAGATGCATTAGGCAAGCAGAACGAATATATTCGTTATCCTACTGATTGGAAGACTATAGAAAATAACTTACACATTCTTGATAATACCCCTGATAATGTAGAAGTAACAATAGCTTGTACCTTGATGGCATTAAACATATACTATTTTCCAGATTTTATAAAGTGGAAACTTACTCAAGGCTTTAAAAAGATCAATAAATATCCATACGGTGCTGGAACTATTAATACCCATTTTGCGTATTACCCTCCTCAGCTTAACGTTAAAGTCCTGCCTAAAGAGTTTAAACAAAAAGTCGTTGACAAATACGAAAACGATTTCTTTCCTTGGTTAGAAGAAAACTGGAAACTTGCAACAGGCATACCTGACACTGTAAGTAAAGAAAAGTGGTTTAGTGAGAATTATAGTATTAAAAGATATAAAAGTATTCTAAACTTTATGAATAAAGAAGACTGGAGTCAAAGATTACCAGAGACTGCAGAATGGATTAAACGTATAGATGATACCCGTGGTTTGAACTTCTATGAAATATTTCCTGATTTTGATTGGTTAAAAAATTATGAGTAAGACGTTTTGTCCTATGCCTTGGAATTCAGTTAACCTGCGCAATAATGGTGATATGCGCATTTGCTGTAACGCCAATTCATATACTAAAAATAGAGGTATTCTTAGAAAAGAGGACGGTACTGCATTTAATATCGGTAGAGATGATATTAATGAAGCTAGAAACTCTTCTACACTAAAAGAAGTAAGAGCTACTATGCTTAAGGGTGAATGGCATTCTGAGTGTGAGCGCTGCCGACAAGAAGAAGTAAATGGTATTAGAAGTAGAAGAGAGTATGAATCAGAACTCTGGAATACTGTAGAGGAAAATATTAAAGATAAAACGTTAGAAGACGGTACTATTAATGCAGAAGAGATTCCTATAGATTATTTTGATATTAGATACGGTAATTTTTGTAATTTAAAATGTCGTATGTGTGCTCCTACTGAATCACATACATGGTTTAGTGATTATGTAGAATTATACAAAACTAACAAGTATAAAGATACTCATGATACAATAGTACTTACTAAAAATAAAAAAGGTAGATGGGTAACAGATCAATACGATTGGTTTAAAAACTCTAATCATTACTGGCATCAATTTGAAAAATATACAAAAAATGCTAAAAAGTTTTATATAGTAGGAGGTGAACCTCTTATTATTGAAGAACATATTGATTCTTTAGAGCGTTTAATTTATAATGGTAATTCTAAAGAGGTAGTTATAGAGTATAATACTAATTTAACAAACGTTACACCACGTATTCTTGAATTATGGAAAAACTTTAAGCAGATTAGAATTGGTGCATCAATTGACGGGTTTGGTGATGTGTTTGAATATCAGAGAACCCCAGCAAATTGGGATAGTGTCTATGAAAATTTGCTTAAGTTGGATACTAATACGGATATTAATTTAGTAGGCTGGTTTGCATTTACTGTAACACCTATTAATATATTTCATTTACCAGAATTTATGAAATGGAAATTAACAGATAGTAAGCTTAATAGATTTAATACTATAAGAGGTGTACGTAAAGTAATATCTCACCATATGTGTCACGCACCTAGACATTATAATGTTAAGTGTCTTCCAGACGAGATAAAACAACAAGTAGATGTACATTTTGCAGAGTATAAAGAATGGGCTAAGTGTCAACCAGAAGATGTATATAAAGATTTCTGTAAACTATTGAATGGTGTTTCTCGTTTTATGAACTCTGAAAGATACTACGATCCTCATTTTACTGATTTTATTGATATAACCGCTAAACTGGATAAAATTAGAAACCAAGATGTGAGAAAAATTGTCCCTCAATTTACAAAATACTTTGATGCATATTACGAACGAAAATCCTGATTGTTGTATAGTTACTTTATTTTTACATAACGTTTGTAATTATAAATGTTCTTACTGCAACGATTATCACAGAGATGGGTCATATAGGTGGCCAGATGACTGGGAAGCATATACCAAACTTATTAGTAAAGTGAAAGAAAATAATAAAAACGTATATGTTGAAGTATTAGGAGGTGAACCTACTCTGTGGCCCAGATTTCAAGAGTTTGTAGATTATATTAGCAGTGATGATGTATTTGTAGAGTATGCTACTAATGCATCGCGCACTCTTAATTATTGGAGCAAATTTAAAACACAAAATGCTTTTGTATTTCTATCTTGGCATCATGAGTTTGCTGATGATGATCATTTTGTAAAAGTTGCAGAGATAATGCAACACAAAGCTTCAGTATCAGTTCCTTTAATGGTAGTGCCTGATAATTTTGAACGTGCTAAAGCGCTGTATGAGAGACTCAAACCGTTAAACATAGAAGTAACTCCTAAATTTACTCGTACATCTATTAACGGACATTCATACTTTAATTATACAGACGAACAAAAAGAATGGATTCAAAATAATAGTTTTAATAAAATGAAACCATTTGGTATTAACTGGAAAATACCTCAAACATTACATTTTAATGGTGAACCTATTAGGTTTATGTCTGTACTAGATAGACAGATGCATAAATTTAAAGGTTATACATGTACTGCAGGCATAAAAAGACTTATGGTAGATCCTAACGGTGATATTAAAAGATGTACTAAAAAGGTAGGTGGTATTATAGGCAACATATTTAAAGAATATAAACTGCCAGATACACCAATAGTGTGTACTTATGAAGCTTGCCCTTGTAAACTAGATGCGGTTGTTGAAAAATGGAGTTAAATCTTCTTGACACTTACAATTTAAAAGATCCTGTTTGTATGTACAAATTAGGATGGAGTACTGTAAGACTGTACAACAGTGTTAGTCAGAGTTGTCATAGAGTTGTATCAAACGATATTATAACACCAGAGACTTTTGATAGTTTTCATAATACTCCTTCAAAAATTAAAGCTAGGGAGTCTATGTTCAATGGTCAGTGGCCAGAAGAAACTGAGCATGTAGGATGCAATTATTGTAAAAAAATAGAAGATGCAGGAGGCCTTAGCGATAGACATATTATTAATAGATCTTATAATTCTCAATATGTCACAGAAGAAACAAAAAGCAATCCTCGTTCTAGCATAACCACCCCCACAATGTTAGAGGTTTATTTTACAAATTTATGTAATATGAGTTGCATATATTGTAATAGTCTATTTAGTAGTAAATGGGAAGCAGAAGATTTAAAACATAATTTTGATAAAAATAAATTTAGACTAGAAAAATTAAGAGAAGGAAGAAAGACTTATTCAGCAATGAAAGTTGCTTTCTGGAAATGGTTTGAAAAAAATGTTTCTAAACTAAAATCGTATAATATATTAGGAGGAGAACCTTTTTATCAGCAAGAGTTAGTAGAAAATATAGAATTCTTTAACAATAACGAATGTCCAGATTTAGAAATAAATATATTTTCTAATTTAAAAGTGGAACCAGAAAAATTTAAAGATATTTTAAATAGTTTTTCTAATCTTATTAAATTAAAAAAGATAAAATCTCTTACACTTTTTTGTAGTTTTGATTGTTGGGGGCCTCAAATTGAATACATTAGATATGGGTTAAATTTAAATAAGTGGGAAGAAAACTTTAATATTTTAATAAATGATTATCCAGAAATTAAAATAGTCTTGCACAGCACTCTTACGTCTCTTACGTTTGATACGTTTCCTCAACTATGTGAAAAAGTAAAAAAATGGCAGACTATCCGACAATTACGTCATAGTATTTCTATTGCAGGCGGCAATCATTGGCATCCTGGTATTTTCTCGAAAGATTTTTTTACAGAAAAAATTAATGAAGCTATATCGTTTAGTAATGACAAAGATTTTATTGTTAAATTAGACGGGTTTAATAAATCATTTAATGCTCATAATGAAAATAAACATGAAATTAGAATACTTAAACAAGAGTTAGATAGATTGGATAAAATTAGAAATACTAACTGGAAATTATTATGGCCTTGGTTAGACAAATATGAAGTATGATGACCTTACATTTGATATATTAGGTACAAAACGTCAAAGACCTATGTATCTTTCTTGTTTTACCAGAGCAAGATGTAATATGGATATGAAAAATTATCCTAAAGATCCTCATGAATATACAAAATACTTTATATCATATGTAGATAAATGGATAAAAGAACATAAACAAGTTAAGTATAATAATTTAGATTCTTTTAATCGAAAAGATGTTATACTAGGAACTACACATCAATTAGACGAATTACATCTATTATATGGTAAAAGAATTGCAGTTTTTAAAGGTGAATACAAATATCACCGCAGGCTTACCAACTCAAACGTAAAGCAAATTACATCTTATAAAGAACTTTTAGAAGGGGATGTATTAGTTGTATCATACCCTTCTTGTATTACAACTAATATTATAAAAGATTTTGATGAAACTTTAGATTATTGTTTAAAAAATAATATACAAGTACATATAGACGGCGCATGGTTCGGTCAATGTAGAAATTTTAATTTTGATGTAAGTCACCCTGCAATATTATCTGTAAGTGTATCACTTTCTAAAGCATATGGAATGGGAAGTCAGCGTATCGGTATTAGATATTCAAGAAATATTACTACAGGTCCTATATCTATTATGAACGACTATGGTTATGTAAACGTAAGTGATATGTGGATAGGGGTAGAAATGATTAATAAATTTGGCCCAGACTATTGGTGGAATAATTATTCTGATTTATACTCAAAAGTATGTAAAGATTTTAATTTAAAAGAATCTAACAGCATACATGTTGGTTGGCACAACGGGTCTCAATTAGGTATTAGAACACCACTCAGACTTCTTATAGAAGGTGTTTATGATGAGAGAGGGTCAGATAAAGGTCTAAACACAATAGAAAGAACAGAAGCGTGATTGCAGAAGGGTGGATTACTGAAATAGAGATAGAACTTGTATCAAAGTATATGAACAAAGATTCTGGTTCTATTTTAGAAGTAGGTGCAGCAAACGGTAGAATGTTTTCTTATCTTTACAATTTACATCCTAACTGGAAGTATTATGCTGTAGATCCTTGGGAACAAGAGCAAGTAAGACTGCAAATAGACTGGAATAAAGATTATTTTGAAAAAGATAATCTTAAAGAGATAATTACTAAAGAAATGTTTGTTAAAAATTGTCCTTATGCAGAAACGTATGAAATGTATTTTGAAAATTTTTATTCAGAGCAAAAATTTGATATAATCAGTTTAGGATTAATAAGTAAAAATATTGACTGGACTGCAGTTTATGATAAAGCATATAATATGCTATCTACAAGTGGTGTAATAGTAGGAAGAAATTTTAACCATAAAAAATATGGCGATGATATTAAAAAGGCTGTTTCTAGTTTTAAAGTAATCGATCAATGTAAAGGTTCTTTTGTTATTAGGAAATAAAATGTATAAATTTGGTAAATACAATTTTAATCATAATTTAAATTATCATATTAATAAATCTGAAGAAGTTTTATCTCACGAAGATGTTAAAACTACAGGAAGTAAGAACTTTAACTTATTTTTTCCTATAAAAAACGATATTAAAAAACAATTAGAGTCATATCTTAATAACAATATTAAAGCAAACCTTAATTGGAATTTTGAATATTTTCAATCAGGTGAACCTGCCGGTCTTCATACTGACTTTGAATTAACTCCGTGGAATAAAGATATAGATTGTAGACTTGATGTAGGAGTTATAATCCCGCTTAAATGGAATTGCAAACAACCCTATACAATTTTTTACGATAGAGTTGAAAGCGTGCCTCGTAAGCTTATATACCGTAAAGGTGAAATGAGATATAAAGATACTAATGAAGTGATTAATTACAGAGATAGCTGGGTATATGATGAAGAAGTATTGAAATATAACCCTAAAGGTACACAATATTATAGAGAATATGCAGATTTAAAAATAAAATCTTTATACGAGTGGGAAGTAGGCTCTATGTGTGTTTTTGATACTAGAAGATGGCATTCTTCTTCCTGGTTTTTATCAACAGATAATTTACCAGATATATCAACTGAATTTAAAAGATCGATAATAGGGTTTGGTTCTGTAGATGTTCCGCGCAATTAAGCAAGAAAATAGCGACTCTTTTAGTGTAGTTTGGGATTTAGGTAGAAGGTGTACCTTTACATGTTCTTATTGTGGACCTCATCATAGAAATAATTGGTCGCCAAACGCAGATTTACAAACACTTAAAAATACACTTGATGGTGTTGCTCGTTATACAAGTTTGTTAAATAAGTATCGCAAAATTCCCAAAAGAACTTCTCTTGCTTTCACTGGAGGAGAACCAACAGTAAATCCTCATTTTTTTGATTTTATAGAATATGCTAAGCAAAAATATAAATCTATAGCTACTAACATTACTACTAATGGATGTTATAGCGAGAGAAAATGCAAATTAATTATAGACAATGTAAGTAGTTGCACTATAAGTTATCACGCAGAAATGACTGAACAAGAAAAAATATTAGTTCATAATAACATAGAATTAATGCATAAAAATAATTATAACTTTAGAGTGAATCTAATGTTTCATAAAGATTATTTTGATGACTGTATTTCAGTAGCTAACTGGTTTGATAGTTTAGGTGTTAGGTATACACCAAGAGTTATAGGTGATTCAAATAACATAGAAGATGTTAAGGATGGAACTGCACACGTTTATAGTGATACGCAGCTTCAATGGTTTAAAGATTACTGGCGCAATAAAAATCAAATTGTAAACATCGAAGCAAAATCTTGTGAAGTAGCCACAAAAATTGGAAGACCTTGCTGTGCTAATAAAAAATTAAATTTGCTTATTGATAATGAATGGCAACCAGGGTCATTTGTTCCAGACAATAATTTTTATGGTTGGAATTGTATGATTAACTGGTATTTCCTTTTTATTAATAGTGAAATAGACGGTGTGTGGCATCACCAAACATGTCAGGTAAATTTAGACGGGCAAGTAGGTCCTATAGGAAAAGCTAGCGATTTTGAATCTATAATTAAAAATTTAGAAGATAAACTATCTAATAATACTTTTAATGTTATTAAATGCCCTAAAACATATTGCGGGTGTGGTTTATGCGCTTCAAAAGCTGCAGACGAGCATGTTGCTAGTGAAATTTTTAAATCTAGCATAAATAATTTAGAACCAATTTTTCAAAAAGATGTTCAAAAGCTTGACAAAGCTAATTCAATAATTAATATTTTAAAACAGCGTGATATTTTAAATGAATGATTCTTTTTGTGTGTTGCCTTGGACGCATGTTTGTATTTCTACCACGCAGCAAATAATTCCCTGCTGTAGATTTCAGTCTCCTAAACCTAATATAAGTTTAGCTTCTTTAAATAAAAATGGAATAGAAGCACTTAATATTCAAGAATATAGTAAAATTAGAGAAGATATGTTGCTCGGTAAAAAAATAGAGCAATGTAAAAAGTGTTATTTTGAAGAAGACAACAATATAAGTTCTTATAGAAATTATGCTAAACATTTCTTTTTAAAAGAGGGTGATGAATTTAAAGATAATAAATTTAAAGAAATGAGATATTTAGAACTTTCTTTAGATAATATTTGTAATCTTCAATGTAGAATGTGCAGTAGCAATTTTAGTACAAAGTTAATCTTGAGAGATCAAGAGCTATCAAAATATTCATGGAATAAAAACGATTATAGAGCCTATAAAAAACTAGAAATAGATTTTTCTTTTTTGGATAAAATTGATATAACTAAATTACAAGAAATAAAATTGTTAGGAGGAGAGCCGTTTATGTCTCCTAACTTTAATAAATTTATTGATTATATTATTAGCAAAATAGCCCCTGAAAATATCACTCTTTTTATTGCTACTAACGGTACTCATAAATTATCTAATGAATTGATTGACAAGTTAAGTAAGTTTAAACTTCTTAAACTTAGAGTTAGTTTTGATACATATTCAAAAGCTAATGATTACCAGAGATTTGGTAGCTCATATTTAGAGGTTTGGAATAATCTTCTTAAATATATTGAAGTGTGGCCAAATGCTGAGATTGGTGTGCATTCAGTTATATCTACTTACAATGCAAATAAATTAGGAATTTCGTTAGAACAATATAAAAAATATAATGTTGATTATCGATTAGATTTTGTTCGAAATCAAGAAATGTCTCTCTCTTTTATCCCAGTTGATCTAGCAGAATGGTTAAGAGATAAAAATAGCGAAGATGAAGTAGCCAGTAAATATATAAACAACATATTAGACGAAAGAGAGTATGCTCCTGATAAATGGGAAATGTTTTTAAAAAATACAAAAATATTAGATAACTTCTATAACATCTCTTTAAAAGATTATAACCCTGAACTTTATGAGGTTTTAAATAAAAAATATGGATATAGTTAAAAAATTACCTGAAGGTAAGCATAACATAGTTGTTAAGTTAAGCGGGGGTGCTGATTCTTCTCTTATTTATTATGTTTTATGTAAAGAGTATGCAAATAATAAAGATGTAAATTTAATAGTTGTTACTCTTAATACAGATAAAAAACCGTACTATATTCCTTTTGCGCAAAAAATAATTAAACGCGTTTATGATTTAACTGGTAAAGTTCCTATAGATCATATGACTATTAGTATTAAACATGATCCTGATGATTACGTTTCTTATCAAGATGAGCTTGTTGATCAAGCTATTAAAAAATATAACCCTGCGCTTATGTATTCAGGGCTAACTATGAACCCCCCGGCAGAAGAGATGAAGCAATTTTTTATAGACAACTATAAAAAAATTAATATAGACTTGTTGGAAGTATTAAAGAGTATTGATTCTAGAGATAAAGTAAGAGATTATACTCAGTACAGATCTAATAATTTTAATATTTTACCTTTTGGTCAATCAAATAAAAAAGCAGTAGCTGCTGCATACCGACAGCATGATGCAATGGAAAGATTGTATCCATATACAAGAAGTTGTGAAGCATTTTCAGATAAAGAAGAGCATTGCGGAAATTGTTTTTTTTGCGCTGAGCGTTGGTGGGGATTTGGACGGTTAGTATGAGTAAAATTGTTGAAGCTTATAACGCAAACAGATATAAAAATAATTTTAATTTTTTTAATATAGATGGATTACCTATTCCATTTTTAAAAGATAGTAAGCGTATTCTCATTTGGATGTCAGGAGGAGCAGATTCTGCTCTTCTATCTTATCTTCTATGTGAATATATTACTGAAAACAATCTAGATGTAGAAGTGCATGTCTTACAATTTATAAGAAAGTGGGAAAAAGCACCTTGGCAGCAAACAATAGGTAAAGGTGTGTATAACTATTTTGTAACTAAATTTAATAATATTAATTTTACTAGACATGAAGCTCTTATTCCAACGTTAGTAGAGCATGTAGTATTTGTAGATAAAAATGACGCATATGCTAAAAAAGAAATAATAGATTTTACAGGTGGAGATGTTGTATTAACTAATGAAAATTGTTATTTTATAACTGCAAAATATAATATCGATATTAATTACAACGCTACTACCCGTAACCCTCCTATAAATTTTGATAACCGTGTTAGATCAAGAGATATAGATTGCGATGGTTCTGAAAAGTCGTCTTTTAAATTATTAGGAAAAGCTAACCCTCTTAATAGTTATAATTGTAATCCTTTTATTTACACTGACAAATCATGGGTTATTAAGCAATATAAAGATAGAAATCTTTTAGATCTTTTAAATATAACTCGCTCGTGCGAAGCATATATTAGCGGTATTGACTATTCTAATTGGGATAATAATGTTGATTTATTAGAAGATTGTAACACTGAATGTTATTGGTGTCAAGAAAGAAACTGGGCGTTAGAACAAAACGGGTTGTTAAAGTTTAAAAATAAATTTGGTAAAGTAAATGTACTTTAATGATGAACTTGTTACTAAAGTTTTAGGAAAAGTTAATTACGGTTATATAGATTGGATGCTAGGTAACGTATGCAATTATAGATGTTCTTATTGTTTTGACGGGGCTAATGAAGGTAATTTTAAATTTCCAATTTTCAATCAACAGCTTAAAGATAATTTAATATTTTTAAATTCTAAAATAAGTAATAACTCAGACAAATTTGTTATATGGCACTTAGCAGGAGGAGAGCCCACCTTATATAAAAATTTAGAAGAACTAATTACTTACATTAGAGCTTTTACAAACAATTTTATTTCAGTTGTTACAAATGGGAGTAGACCTATAAATTGGTGGAAAAATAATCAAAACCTGTTTGATAGTATTTCTATTTCATTTCACTCTGAATATAGTGATATTAATCATATTAAAGAGTTGTCTTTATTTTTAGATAAGATAAGTCTTGTTAATGTTATGATAGGTAAACATAACTACGACGAAGCTATAAAATACTTTTTAGAATTAAGTAATTATTTTACAGAGAATAAAATTTTTAATATAAAATTGTCTTTTCTAAAAATAAGAGATTCATTTAGACCTAATTCTATTTTTTTAGATTTTTCTAAAGAACAAATATTAGATATTTTAGAAATTCAAAAAGTGCATGAAACAAAGTATATTGTAAAACGAAATAAAAGTAATATACCAGTTAGTTTAAAACATTATTTAATTACTAAAAATAATAAAATAGAATTAAATAGAATAGAAGAATTTTCTTTAAACGGCACCTGGAAAGGTTATAAGTGTTTTGCTCCTAAAGAATTTATACAAATACACGCAGACGGAAATGTAGGCACAATGAGTTGTGGTCAAAAACTTTTTAATTCTAACATTTATAATTTAAATTTTACTAACGATTTTATATTTTTTGAAGATGGAATTGTATGTGAAAAAGGTATTTGCGGGTGTCATGGCTTACTAGAATCATCGAAAAAGTTTATTTATGAATAAAAGAAAAATATTACTTACGTTAGCTAGATCTGGATCTTCGTGGGTTCAACAATATATAACTGAGCATAACAAAAAATATTTTCAAATGAACTATCTTCAAGATCAATTTGGAGGGGTTGAATTTTTTAATAAAGAAAATATTAAGTTTGACAATCTTTCATTTATTTCATTAGAAGATAAAATAAATTTTCTAGAATCTGAAAGATTAGCAGGAAGAGAATACTCTATTAAAGTATTTTTAGATCAAATTGAAAATTACCATGATTGGTTTTTTAATTTTTATAAGGACTGGGAAATAATAAAACTAACTCGAAGAGAACTATTTAATCAGTTTATAAGCTATACATGCCATACACCAGAATTTCATGACTTATTTTTTAAAGAGCTTGTTACAGGACAAAAAGGTTTTATAAAAGATTTTCTAAAATGGCAAGATTTATTAAATCTTGTTCAAACTGATAGCCACCTAGTTTATGAGGATTTAACAGACGAATTTCTAAGTTCATATTTTAAAGTGAGCATAAATTACAATTTCATATCACATAAGTCGAACATTGATTACACAAAAAAATTTTTATTACATGATCATGCAAAAAAAATTTTTGATGAAATATTAGTTGATTTTATTATTCCTTAGTATACAATATACTTTTAAGGGCACACAATGACTGATTTGAAATGGAGCGATTACGACTTTACAAAAATCCCGTTTGATGATATTGTAAGTCACGGTCAAAGAACTCTTTTATATAGAGATATGTTTACAGTAAGCTGGTTGCTAGGACGTTTTTGTAATTACAAATGCTCCTACTGCTGGCCTTATGCTCGTTCAGATAAAAAAGATCATAGACCGACCGAGCTCTGTTTAAGGACAATAGATGAAATTAAAAAGCAAGCAAGAGTGAATGGATTCAATAGCTTTCATTTTAGCTTTAGTGGTGGTGAGCCTACTTTTCATCCAGGATATAATGATATTCTTAGCCATCTGGCTGCTGATATCAGCAATACTAATTACACTTCTATTCACATGACATCTAACTGTTCAAGGAAACTTGAATGGTTTAAAGAGTACTGTAATATTGCTTCTAAGTTTCATAGAGCTAGTATTACTGCTAGTCTACATCTTGAGCATGTTAACACACCACAAAAGATGCAAGATTTTGCTGATAAGTTAATTCTATGTCAAGAGCATGACGTACAAGTAACTATTAATATGGTTATGGTACCAGAGTGGTTTGATAAGTGTTGGGATAATGCTCTATTCTTTCACAATCAAGGTATTAATGTTACTCTTAAACCACAAAGCGATCCTACAGCAAGTAAAGTAGTAGACGGTTATACTCCTGATATGCTTAAAGCTCTTCATAATGGTATGCCACAAAGAGCTTATACAGATGTTAAGAATAAATATGTAGCAAGACCTAAACCTAATTATAAATTACCTCAAGGTCAACTTCCAGAAGATAAAGATATACCACAGCGTTTTCAAGTAGAACTTGTTGACAGTAAAGGCAAGAAGTGGTATATGGATCAAGCAGAGAGATTTAACGCTTTTAATTTTAATAAATTTAAAGGTTGGTCTTGTAATGCTGGCTATCAAGGTATAATTATTAGAGAGCCTGATGGAAGTATTAAACGTAGTTATAGCTGTAAAGATGAACCTTTAGGTAATATTGAAACTGGGTTTAAGTTGTTTAGTAAACCTATGCCTTGTATTAGTCCTAGCTGTGTTAGTTCAGCTGATAGTAAGATACCAAAGAGAAGATAATGCACGTAAAAGAGATTGATTTAGATATAGACTATGATATGCTTCTTGAAGCGTTTAATAATTTTAGAGTAACATACAGTACAGAATACTCTATGAATAGTTTACTAGAAAAACATGCTAGACAAATTGCAGTTCAGTGCCGTCAAGAAGCAGATGGTATTAGACAGATTACAGAATCTTGTAATAGTTTAATATATGATTGGGATAATTTTGATTCTAAAATTCATAGTGAGCCTCCTAAGAGAGATGTAGTTTTAAGTGAAAAATTATTTGATGTAACTTGTGATATATTTAAGGGCAACTATATTGGGCATGTTGTAGAAAAAGTAAAACAACAATATGGGGCTTATAGAGGTAGGTTTATGATGATGAAATATAAAACCTGTCTATCAATGCATGTAGATGAGACACCTAGACTTCATATACCTATTATAACTAACCCTGATAGCTTTATGGTTATTGACGATCAAATATATCGCTTTCCTTTTGGTAAAGCTTATATTGCTAACACATTATTACCTCATACAGCAGTTAATGCAGGCAAGAAAGATAGAACTCACTTAGTATTCTGTGTAGATAAATGATTGAAATTATTGATGAATTAAATATTATACCTTTTTGGCAGCAATTGTGGCCAGGAAGACAAATACCTCTTATGAGCTCTATGCTATTTCCTAAAGGGTATGATATATCAATCTATAAAAAATATAAACCTACTTATTTTGGGTATAGTATAGATGGTAACATTATAGGAGTCAATAGCGGCCATAAAACAAGCGATACTGATTATAGATCAAGAGGTCTTTTTGTATTACCTGAATTTAGAAACAGAGGTGTTGCAGTTAAACTTTTAGAAGCTACTATTAACCAAGCAAAAGAAGAAGATTGCTCTATTGTATGGACAGTTCCTAGAGACACTTCTTTATATGCATACTATAAAGCAGGCTTTGATAGAGCAAGTGATTTTTTCGAAACAGAAACTAGTGCAAAAAATTGTTATGCAATTTATAAAATAGATGGCTGATGTAGTAATTTTTACGGAATGCAACGGTAGTATAGGTTGGGGCAGAGATGCAGGAGCTTATACTGTTGCATCTAGACTTAGAGAAGTTGGATATAATGTTAAGGTGATTGATTTTTTCAGTCACTTTAATTTTAGTATGTTTAAAGCCGCTATTGATAATTTTGTAACTAAAGATACTTTATTTTTAGGGTTTAGTTCAACTCATTTTAGCACTCTAAAGCCAGATGAGTGGGAACAACATTGGCAGTCTGATAGTAGAACACGTAAAAATAATATGTGGAATGTTTATTTTCCATTTACTCCAGAAGAATTAAACGAATGGTTTAGTTATGCTAAACAAAAATATAATAATCTTAAAATAATTGTCGGTGGACAGAAGGTAGCACAAAAACAATCACTACAGAAGAAGTATCCTTTTGTAGATATATGGGTAGGCGGAATGGCTGATAAAGCTGTAGTAAGTATTGCTAACTCATTAAAAAATAAAGAGATTTTACCTAATAGAATTAAATCAGAACTAGATTATGGAAATATAGAAGAGAATGTTTTTAACACTAGCAAAATACATTGGGCAGTCGACGACAATATTTTTGCAGGAGAAGCCCTGCCGCTTGAAATTTCAAGAGGATGCCCGTTCGAATGCGCGTTCTGTGATTACACTAAAAAGAAAACTAATACTTGGACTGTTAAAGCTGACAACTTAAGACAGCAGTTACTTTATAACTACTATATGTTTGATGTTACTCATTATATGCTTACCGATTTTCAAATTAATGAAAATATGGATAAGTTAAAGATGATTCATAAAGTGTTTACAAATTTACCTTTTAAGATTACGTGGTCTGGATTTGGAAGATTAGACCTTATTAAAGCAAAACCTGAGATGGTAGATCTCATTTATGAAAGTGGATGTAGATCTATACAATGGGGTATTGAAACTGTTAATGATAGTGTGGGTCCTCTTATTGGTAAAGTAACTAAAAGAGATATTATTGAAAAATCATTAGACTTATGTAAGTCTAAATGGAAAGATGATGTAGTAATGGGTAGCGGATTCATACTTGGATTACCAGGCGAATCATTACAGTCATGTAAAGAACTTGTTAATTGGACAGAAACACAGCCATGGCTTAATGCATGGGAGATAACTCCTTTATATATTGGTACTTACAATAAGGAAAAAGAATATACTATTGACTATAGTAAGATTCAAAAGAATCCAGAGAAGTATGGATATAAGATTTCTATGGAACTAAATAATAATGGAGTGTATATTGAAGATTGGTCTAACAATGATATGACTAAATCTGCTTTAATTGAGATGATAGAAGAAACACAAAAAAGTGATGCTTGGCAAAGGCGTATTATGACTTCATATCTCGGGTATAGCCGTTGTAGTAATTTAGGATTCAATCATAGAGAGTTATTGTCTGCTAATAAAAATAACAAGACATGGATTAAACAACATGCAGACAACTATAAAAGTTTAGCCAACATTTATTTACAAAAGAATGGTTTAGTATGAGCCGAATAATTATTTTAAGTGATATCTATGATGTGCGTGGTACAGGAGGTACAAAATTTCGCTCTCACTTTCTAGAAGAGGAAGAGAGAGAAGATATGATTAACCATGCAAAATTAGATAAACTGTTAGATGTAGTATATAACCCTAAATCAAACAGTAATTACGCTACAGGTAAATACGTAGGCTCAAGTAAATATAATTTTTGGACTCGTTATATGGGCCCCTATACTATTGCATCAAATATTCGTGAAAAATGTCCTGATTGGGATGTAGTAGTATTAGATTATTTTACTAAATTAGATAATTTTTTTGAAGTATTTGAGCAGCTAGTTACACCAGATACTAAGTATGTTGCTCTAAGTATCACATTCTTAAATAATCCATTTAATCCTAAACAAAAAGATTTTAATTTATGGCATTTTAGCCATCAAGAATGTTTAGATTGGTTTGCTAAAATAAAAAATATAGCTCCTAACGCAGAGATTATTATTGGTGGAGCATTAGTAGATACTTTTTATAAACAACATATCACTCAAAAGAAAAAATTTGATCTTCCAGAAGCTATGCGTAGGTATGTAAGCTACGCGTTTCATGGTTATGGTGAAAAAACTATTGTTAATTTTTTAAATAATACTTTAGATGAAAAACAAGTATTTGAAAAACAAGGTGTAAAGTTTATTAATGAGCCTGCCTTAGCAGGTAAAGGCGCTTTAATTAATAGTACTAGATGGACAAGAAACGATGCTATTCAGCCAGGTGAATGGCTTCCGCTAGAAATTTCTAAAGGTTGTCGTTTTGGTTGTAAGTTTTGTTTCTATGATCATAGCGGCACAGTTATTAAAGATCCAAAAATTCTTAGAGAAGAACTTATCTATAATTATGAAAATTTTGGTACTACAGGCTACCAGCTAACTGATGACACTGTGAATGATAGTCCTGCAAAAATTAATATGATGCATGATGTTATTAAGAGTCTACCATTTAATATAGAATGGATAGCTTATACTCGCCCTGATATGTTTTACAAGTATCCGTGGATGCTAGAAAAAATGCTTGACATGGGCTGTAGAGGTATGTTCTTGGGTGTGGAGACATTTAATCATACAGCAGCTAAAATTGCCGGTAAAGGATTACACCCAGATAAAATTAAAGATATTATTAGATGGTTAAGAGAAACATGTAAAGATGATGTTTTTATTTTAGCTAGCTTCATTATTGGGCTTGTAGGTGAAACAGAAGAATCATTAATGGATACTGCACGTTGGCTTAAAGAACAAAAATATCTCGACAAAGCACAATATGAAATACTTTTTGTAAGTGATGAAGGGGGTCGCACATCTAATGAGTTTTCAGAAAACTCTAGCAAGTTTGGAATTAGAGAAGTAAGATGGAACCCTGATTATTATTGGAGACATGATACATTAGATCTACCTCAATGTAAGGAGATTGCATTGAAGTGGGAAGATATGATGTCAGAACATTCAATAACTCAGTTTGAAAGACATAGCGACTATAATGTTAGTTTTTGGGCTTATCCAAGATTAAGAAGTTTTGGACTGTCACATAAAAATGCTAAAAATGTTCTTAAGTCGCAGGTTGTTCCGGGCGAGGTTTATAGAAGAAATATCGAGTGGGTCGCTAAATACCATTCAGATATAGTTAACAATAACGGGCTGTCTATATGTCCGCAGAGTAATAAAGAGTGGGCATTTCCGCCTGATAAGAGTATGCGAAACTCATGGTCTAAAATTAAGTTTGATCAAATAAATGTCTAAGCAAATACTAAGCTATACCAATCATTATAAATTTAATACCCCTGTAGAATTTAAAAAAGGGTATGGTGATATAATAGTAGATAGTGAAGGTAAATCTTATTTCGATGCAACTAGTGGATTATGGAATGTAAATTATGGTTATTGCAACAAAGAAATTCAAGATGCAGTCGTCGAACAAATGGAGAAGTTACACTTCTACCCTAACCATTTTTGGTCCTATGCTGACGTTACCGAAAAAGCAGCTGATGAAATAACCAAGCTGTTTGGCTATAGTAAAGTTTATTTTGGTAATAGCGGTTCAGATGCTATAGATACAGCTAGTTATATTGCAAGGTTTTGTTTTAATGGTAGAAAAACTAATTTAGTTACTTTAACTAATAGCTATCACGGTGCTACAAAGCTTAATTTCGTTAATAATAAATTAAATCTTGGTGATATAGATCATAATACAGCTCTTTTAGTTATAGAGCCTCTTAAAGTTAATTCAGGTGTGCATGAAACTAGCTGGGAGACTATTAATTATGCATTTGAATTAAAACGTAAGTATGGATTTTTAATTGCTTATGATGAGACAGTTACTGCATTAGGACGAGGAGGTGATCTTGCTTATGCTTTAAGAAACTTTAAACCAGATATTCTTATTGCTAGCAAAGGTCTTACTAATGGTATGTTTCCGTTATCAGCTACAATGGTTAGTGAAGAAGTAGCAGATCAAATCTATAAAACTAATGAGGTGTTTAATTATGGCTATACAACTTCAGGACATCCGCTGGCATGCGCTGCACTTTTAAAGGTTTTAGAGTTATATAAAAAATACCCTGTTAGCAAGACTGCTAAAGGGTTTGACAAATACTTAAAAGTTAATACTAGACAATACGGACTAGCTATTGGTATTGATGTTAAGGATGGTCCAGAAGCTCGTAAAGAAGCAAAAAAGCTTAACTATCTAGTACGTAACTATATTAATACAATTATTGTATGCCCTATGTTTACTAGTACAGCTTCTAACTATGCTTCTCTTTTTGAATATTTAAATAGTGTCTCAGTATCTCACTACTAACTTTAAAATTATATTTACTTGGAAGATCATATATAAGCCAATCTAAACCAGTAACAACTTCTCTACAATTAGGTGAACCGCACCCACATTTATTTAATATCACATAATTATGATTAATGAAAGATGAGTAGTCTACTGTTAGATGCTCATCTTTTTTTATGTCCTTTATTGCTCTAATTGTATTATCTTCTAAATAACAATTAGGCTCACAACTATGATTATGTGAACCGTTTAAATCAGGAGATAGCCCCCCTTGAAAAAAATATAGCTTGTCTATTAAATGGAAATAATCTTCTTTAAACTCTTGACGTTCATCATGAGATAACCAAATTCCTCCTATACGATAAACAGCTTCATCTTGATGTATATCCTCTAAAGCAAATCTTCCATGACCTATATTTTTATCAACTATTCTTAGTTCAGTTTTTGTACTAGCAATACCTAATGATATTTTATTATTGTTAATAAACTTTATTAAATCAATTTTGTTCATAATTTAATTCTCTAAGAAGAGGAACATCAAACTTTTTAATATAATCTGTAAATTCTGTCATCTTTACTCTATTAGAATATGAAGCAATTTTATCTCTATATTCTTTATCAAGATCGGAATATAATTCAAATCCTGTTAATTTAGGTCTAGGCTCTAAATCAAACTCTTCCATAGCTAATTGACATTTAACTTTATTAATATTAAGATATCTTTGTTTTTTAGCAGTCTCTACCCATCTATAAACCGACTCACGCTGTAAAAACGAAAGCATTAACTCTGGTGTATATTGAAAAAATGAAGGAATAATTTCTTTTTCTTTATTTTGAAAATATAATGCAAGTCTAGTTTCTTTTTCTTGTTCTATATCATATACTTGCAAACTATATTTTGTTTCACCTTCATATTTTCTAGAAAGAAAATTCTCCCCCATTCCTAACACAGGTATACTATTAATTTTTTCTATACAATAAGCAAGAAGATTAAGTTGAGGGCTATTACATTTAGTCCTATATGCCATCTCTACAACTGAATTTTTAAAAAACATCTCTACGTTTATATCAAATATATCAGGAGATATTCCATACTTTGCGCATAGCCTTAATGCATAGTTAATATCGTGCATGTTAAGATTGCGCTCATATCTTATTATAGTAACTCTAGGAGTAATGCCAGCAGCTATAAAACTAAGCAACATTATTTCAGAATCAATTCCTCCACTTAAAAGCAGATCTAATTTGTTTCCGTGCTTATCGTAAAGCTCTTTAGCTACATTTATACATTCTTGTCTAAATGTTTTATGTGATTTAACCTTACCAAATTCAACCTTAAACTCATCTTCGTGATAAATTTTAAGATGATTATTTTTTGTATATTCAAAAATGTTTTTTTGCATATTCTAAAGCCAGTCCATTTGCTTGTTGACGAGCAGATGTATAATTAACATCGCTTAGGTTCATTTTCATAACTTCACTCATTGGTTTTTGATATGTAGCACTTAGTTCACCTAATAACCAGCCTCCTACACAACAATGAGGATCACACCATTCATTAGCTTGTAAAGCAGCTATCCTTATATGTTCGTGCCACAGATTTTTATATTCCCAATTAATCATATTATTAGGTCTAAATTTAATATTATATGTATTATAGTTTCTATCAAACTCGCTCTGATATAGTTTCCCTGAAACAGGATTAACATAAAGAGCCCACCATTTCCATCTATACATTTTATTATCTATGAGCCACTGCATATCTTTTTCAAGCTCACTATACGTCCATCCAGGTATACCTAATATTAAACCTAAATGCCAATTAATTTTATTATCCCATCTCTCTCTGAGTTTAGGGAGAAAATCTTTTGCATGTGTACCTGACCAACTTTTACCTACTAGTTTAGCACTGTATGGATTAAATGTTTCTATACCAAAAAACGCGGATCTTAATCCACTTTCTTCTAACATATCTATAGTATGTGGTTTAGCCCATAAAAGATCAGCTCTTAAAAATCCTAACCACTCAAGCTCAAACGGAACAGAGTTACGAAGTTTTACTAAATCTTTAAGTTTTTCCTCATCATCATTAATAGTATCATCTGTATAATAATATTTTGTAACACCCCATCGCTCATAGTTATACATAACTTCATCACGAAGATTTTCAAACGTTCTTGTATATGTACCTTTTTTCTTACCTATGTAAGGATAACTACAAAATTTACATTTAAATACACAACCTCTTCCAAGCTCTAATGTAAGAACTTCATGAGGATTAATATAATCGTTTTCTGTATACGTGCGTACAAAATTTTTAATATCGAACGAAGGTCTAACTATCTTAGCTCCAGACTTCTCATCAAAATATTTTAAAATATTATTTTCTGCATAATCTGGCATTCTTAGCCATTTTAGATTACTATAAACTGAATTAGCATTTGCTCCTCCTAAAATCCATTCTATATTAGGATACTTGCTTTCTACCTTCTTTCTTGCTATACTCACCCATTCAGGAACTGGAATCACTACTTTCTTTACACCGTCTTGTATTTCTGTATCTAAATTCCAGAAAGTAGCACTACACCCAATTGCATAAGTATCTCTAGTAATATACCTTTCGGTTAATTCCGCTATAATATCTGGTGATAAGTTATAACCGAAATCAATGACCTGTACAGTATATCCGTACTGTCGTAACCAGCTAGCAACCTGGTATGGTCCACCTGTTCTTAGTATAGAATGCACAATATCTGTGCCAGACCATATGATAAAATTAGCCATATCAGAAAAAACTCAATGATTTCAAATAGTTATAAATTACAAAAAACAGTTGCTTTTTTAACGAAAACATACTATAAATAGAGTATGATGAAGAAGAAACCTAAACAACGCAACTTTGTTGCAATGTCACTCGCTGATAGAAAGTATCATCAGCGTACTGTTAAATCTCGTAAGGGTAAAGGCTCTTACGACCGCAAACGCATGGAGAAACGATGCGAAAACTTCTAGCAGTAATCGCCGCTGCGTCTATTATTTATAGTACCTCGGCACAAGCAGACCAACGCCATATTAATGGATATGGCCATGGAAACTCTCACCACCATCATCACTATAATAATAACAATAACTGGGTATTCCCTCTTATTGGCGGTCTTATTATAGGCGGGGCTATTGCAAATGGCAACGGTTATTATCAAGAGCGCCCCTATTACACCCGTCCTGTTCGCTGCTATCGCGAATTTACAGGTGAATACTGGAATGGTTGGGAATGGGTACAGACCTATCGCAAGGTTTGCTACTAAAAAAAGTAGTTGCTTTAATTATAAAAGCAGCTATTATAATAGAGTAATGTGCAATTGAAATGGAGAAAGTGAAATGGCACACGAAGTTGAGACGATGGCTTACGCTGGAGAGACTCCCTGGCATGGCCTTGGTACTAAGGTTATCAATGATCTGACGCCTGCTCAGATGCTTGATAAGGCAGGACTTAACTGGACTGTCGAAAAGATTCCTACGTTCTGTGAAATCGATGGCAAGAAGATTCCTACTCAGGATTCTGCTCTTGTACGTTCTTCTGATAAGAAGATTCTGTCGGTTGTTTCAGGTGATTGGAACCCTGTGCAGAACGAAACTGCTTTTGAGTTCTTTAACGATTTTGTGATGGCAGGTGACATGGAAATGCATACTGCTGGATCTCTTCGTGAAGGCAAGAATGTATGGGCACTTGCTAAGGTCAAGGACTCTTTTGAGATTCTTGGCGGGGATAAGGTTGAGTCTTATCTTCTGTTTTCTAACCCGCATGAGTACGGTAAGTGTATTGACATTCGCTTTACTCCTATTCGAGTTGTATGTAACAATACTTTGACTCTTTCGCTTGCTGGTAAGTCTGATCTTATGGTCCGTCTTAACCATCGCCGTCAGTTTGATGCTGAAATGGTTAAGCAGACTCTGGGAGTTGCTCATACTAAGATGGCAACTTATAAGGAAGTTGCTGAGCATCTTTCTACTAAGCGTTATACTTCTGACTCGCTTACTGAATATCTTCAGTCTGTGTTTCCTGCTATGGTTAAGGAAAAGAATGCTAAGGTCCTTTCTCGTCCTGCTAACCAGGCTCTTGAAGTCATGGAAACGCAGCCCGGGGCTGACTTTGGTCGTGGTTCTTGGTGGCAGGCTTTCAATGCAGTGACCTATACTACAGATCATTTGCTTGGGCATTCCAACGATACCCGTTTGCAGTCTGCGTGGTTCGGTCAGAACCGTCAGCGTAAAGTGCAAGCACTTGAAAAGGCGATTGAGTTCGCTGACGCTGCTTAATAAAGCCAGAGCAGGCAGGGGAGCTGGGAACAGCTCCCCTTTTTCGTAATAATATTCATTTGGTGTAAAATGGAATATAAACCTGACTCATGGGTCATTATAAAGATTAAAAAAGATAATGATATTTTTTTTAAAGTGCTTGCAGGATGGGCAAGCTCCTACTTGTATGGATCAAGTTGGAAATTAAACAGTGGCATTAAAAATGTAGAGAGCGATAATAATGTTTATAGGTTCATAGGTGAATCAGGATCTGTATACGTATGCTCGAAACATTCATACGGACTTAAGATGGCTACTGCAGGAGTGTGGGATCAACTTCAAAAGCGTTATCCAGACAATGTAGAGCTTATGGAAGATTGTGACTGGTCAAGAATGGTATGGACTGAATGACTAAGTATGTTGTAGTAACAGCTATCTCATCGTATCGTATGCGTTACGCTATTCCAGTTGATGAACTTCAGCGAATGAATCCAGACGTATCTATCGAAGGCCGTGAGATTGAATGGGCCAATGATAGTGTAACCTGTGAAGAAGTGAAAGAGTTTTCACAAAAGCATATTGGCGAACAGATTGTAGATACTAAAGTTATTTCAGAAGATGAGATGCTTGATCTGTTCGATAAAGATAATGACTACCTTAAAGATTGGTCTACAGAAAAGAAAATTGATTATGTAAAGAAATGGAGACTCAACTATGAGTACTAATGTAAGTCGTGATGCTCTTAAGGCCTATATCGATCGTATCGAAAGGCTTGAAGAAGAGAAAAAAGGTGTTGCAAACGATATCAAGGACATTTATACTGAAGCTAAAGCTACAGGATACGATACAAAGATTATTCGTAAGATTGTGTCTCTTCGCCGTAAGTCTAAGGAAGAGCGTCAAGAAGAAGAAGCACTTCTTGAATTGTATATGCAGACATTGGAGATGGAATAATGAATAATATTAAAACTATTGAAATGACTTATGAGCAGATTGACTCCATTGTAGTTCAAGAACTTAAGAGCTGGTATGAATCGCTTGTATGTGACTATAATAATAATGTAAAAGTTTACGATGACGTTGAAGACCTAATTAAGACCATTAAAGCAGTAAAACGTACCCTATCATATTGTATGATTCATGAAGAATATAAACATTATATTAAGAATACTGTCAAGAGGAAGAAAAAGAAATGATTATTGGCGAGAACGGACAGGTTACTTCTGGACATTCAGAAGAAGAAATTGCAGAGCGTCGTAAAGAGCGTAATTCATATTTGAGACAGCGTAGTGTTGATTATGCATTAGATCATGTTAAGATTGCTTACGGTGTAAATCCGTGTACTATTGAAAACGTACTTGATACCGCAGAAAAGTTTTATCAGTTTCTTATAAAAGAATAATGGACAATCTAGCAGTATTTCTAGTACTATTGTTTATTATATCAGCTATTATAGCTGGATTTACCATTATAGCTCTTTTAATAAAAATTGCAATAAATAACTATGCAGTAATACTAAAAATTAATTTGTATTTCTGGATTTTTCTTATTGCATTTTTTATAGTCCTGGCTATAATTAATAAATAGAATAACGCCCCCATAAACCAACAGGTAGAGTTAGGAGACTTAAAATCTCTGTAGTGTCAGTTCGAATCTGACTGGGGGCACCATTTACTATGATAGGAGTTACAAATGCCTCATCCGCACAAGAATCGCCCTAGCAAGGGTCGTCGTAAGATTGGATCTAAAAGGCGTAAGGCAAGGGCTAAGAATCGTAAAAATTAAAGTTACGGGCCTGTAGCTCAATGGTTAGAGCCAGCCGCTCATAACGGCTTGGTTGCAGGTTCGAGTCCTGCCGGGCCCACCATTTTAAAGGTATATTATGACTATTTTTGTAATTTCTGGCTTTGGGTATGTTGGTCAGGCTACTAATAAAACTTTGCTTCATGCAGGTATCAGTGCTGATAACATCTTTATTAATGACCCCCCTAAGAACTTAATTGTAGATAAAGATGTATGGAGTAAGGCAGGGTGGCATCTAGTGTGTGTGCCTACTCCTTCTTCTGATCAGTCTTCTGTTTCTCAGTATGATAGTTCGATAGTTGATAGCGCAATAGATCTAGCTCGATCTAACTGGTTTAGGGGTGATACAGTTATTCGAAGCACACTTGAACCGCAAACAATTCAAAATTATTTAGATAAAGATCCTTTCATCACTGTATGGCCAGAACTTCTTCGTAAAGCTTCATGGGAAGAAGATGCTGTTAATCCTGTTTTTAGTATTGCAGGAGGAGCAAATTCTATTAATTTAAATCTTGAGTTTAACGATAAGTTTAAAATTAAAAACGTTCTTTTCAGCCCTGTTGAAGCATGTATTGTTAAACTTGCTATCAATTCTTTGCTTGCCGCTAGAACTATTCAAGCCTACAATCTTAAAAAGTATGTGGATGCTCTTGGATGTGACTACAACAATGTAGCTGATATGCTTTCTAAGGAACCTAGACTAGGTTACAGTCATTGGATGCAGCCTGGGCCTGATGGAGAGTATGGTTATGGTGGGTCTTGTTTTCCAAAAGATACATCTGCAATGGCACAATCGATGATTAACGCAGATGTCCATAATAGTTATGCAGAGTGGGCTCATATCGTTAATAAATTAGTAAGAGGTTAACATATGCGTAATTCTCTCTATAAAGTGCAAGTTATGAGAGGAAGAAAACTAGTCGAGCGTAACTGCTTTGATAAAGAAAAAGACGCAGAAAGACACTTTGCTTTTCTAGAACATAGATATTTCATTGAAAAAGAAGATTTTAACGTAAAGATTTCAATGGTTTATAACAAACAATATTTGAAAATAATTTAAAAAAACAGTTGATTTTTTATTCGAGATAGCCTATATTAATAATATAAGGGAATATGGAGAGTGAAATGTCAGTATATCCAGGCCAGTATAAGTATGTTGTTGAGTTTGAAAAGTACTTTAACAAGGGTAACCTTAAAGGTCTAACTATCAAAGACCGTTTGCATTTCGTCTCTGAGAGTGATGCAAAAGACTGGATCAAGGCAGTATCTCGACTTAATCGAGATGGAATGTTTTTTAACTTCGAGGTTAAGTCAGTAGCGTAATTAGAACCCCGGTTTCCCCGGGGTTCTTTTTTATTACTTGCTCATATAAGCATTTGCACCAAAGAAGGTAGCTACTACACCTGCTTGTGCAATATAGAACATGCTTAGAAGATTATCTAAAGCAGCTAATCTTTCTACAGACACGAATGATGTGAAAGCTACAGCAGTAAATACTACCATGCTTCCCATAGCAACCCATGCCATCATTCTTAGCTGATCTTCTTTCTTATCTTTATTCTCTATATCAATTAGAGCTTGAGCCTTTGTCAATTCATCATCAGAAACTATTCCATCACCATCACTATCAAACTGGTTATATCTAGAACCCTTTTCTAATGTTTTTGGTGACATTATTGAGCATCCTTACCAGTTGTATCGCTATTACCATAAAAGAATCCTATGATAGTAGCAACTGCAGTACCTAGCAAGAATCCTAAAATAATATTAGCAAAATCGCGTCCACCTTCAGGAAGAGGTAGGAATGTTACGCAAAAGAAGTAGATTGTTGAACTGATAGCCCAGAACCAGCTGTACCAGTACACAAAGTTGATTGCAAAAGTATTACCAGCTTTAACCTGATCAGCATGAAGAGCTCTAGCTTCTGCTACATCTTTTGCGGCATTTTCGTCAAGTTTAACCATATTGTTTCCTTTCTTACATATTCACCTCATCATTTTGTAAATTTCCAGTAGTTATTATGATAAATAATAATGTAATCACTGGAGATATTTATGTTTAGACTGTTTTTGTTAGCTGGAATTGTGTGTTTAACATCATTCCAAGCTCACGCTTCAGAATTAGTGCATGAGTTTAGCAGCCCTTCCTTTTCAGGTCAGGGGTGGTCTCAACATGTTCTTACAATTGAGAACATAGAAAATACCCGCAGATTAAAGCTAGCGGAAGATAAAAAAGCAGCAGCAGCTCAAGCGGCAGCTGATGCTAAGAATACTAACTTAGCTAAGTTTTTAAACAACTTAGAATCAAGAATTTATGCTACTCTTTCTCAAAAAATTGCTGAAGAGCTTTTTAAGGAAGGAGGAGCATCTAGTGGTGAATTTGACGTAGCTGGTAATCATATTGAGTGGTCGTCTTTAGGAAACGAAATAACATTAAGAATTACAGATCCAGGTGGTGTAGTGACTGAGATAGTAGTTCCTGTAGGAAGTTTAGCATGGTAAAATATATTACAATAGCTCTACTAGGATTAGTTTTAGCAGGGTGTACAGCAACTAATAAAGAATTTGGAAAGCCGGTCTCAGAACCAGCAGAAAAAATGCTTCCAGTTGCTACTAAAAAAAGATATAATGAATTAATCTATTTAAAAGAACCAGCAGGGCCACCTGTTCCTATAGCTGTATATAAATTTTCCGATCTTACAGGTCAGAGAAAATCAGCAGAATATGCTAGTTTAAGTACAGCGGTTACTCAAGGATCAGAAGTATTTTTAATTAAAGCTTTACAAGATGCTGGTGGTGGCAAATGGTTTAAAGTAGTTGAAAGAGTTGGTATCGATAACTTAGTTAAAGAGAGACAACTAATAAGAAGCCAGCGAGAGACCTACGAAGGAGAAGATGCGCAAAAGCTTCCTCCTTTAGTAGTAGCTGGTGTAATGATTGAGGGCGGTATAGTCGGTTATGATAGTAATATCACAACTGGGGGTATAGGTGCTAGAGTTTTAGGTATTGGCGCCGACAAGATGTATAGAAGAGATGAGGTCACAGTTATATTAAGACTGATTTCTATTAGTACAGGCGAAGTATTACTTTCATCAGGTGTAACTAAATCAGTAGTTAGCACATCCGCAGATGGAAACATGTTAAAGTTTGTTGATCAAGGCACTGTGTCAGTAGAATTTGAAGCAGGTTATAGCATCAATGAACCTACTACATATGCAGTTCGTATTGCAATTGAACAAGCAGTTGCAGAGATGGTTAAAGATGGTGTAAAGAGAGATCTATGGCAGTATAAAGAAAAATCAACTGTGAGCCCCTCAACTCTTCCTAATGTAAAAAAGGTAAATTAACGAGGGAAAAATGAAACTCCTAGCAAGACTGGCAACCTTTTTGTCATTCTTGATTATGGTAAACGTTGCTAATGCAGCAGGAAATAGTATCTATATAGACCAAATTGGCGACACTTCAACTATTTCTATTACTCAGACAGGTAACAGCAACGAAATTGGAAGTGCAAATAGTAGAGCCATCATAGATGGTAATAGTAATTTAATAACAATAGATCAAATTGGTAACTCAAATATTCTTGATATGAATATTGAAGGTGATGGTAATGAAGTAACTCAAACAATTACTGGAGACAGTAACGACTTGAGCTTACTCTGCGCTACTTGTTCCATGGTAGTCATAACTGATACCATTACAGGAAGCGGTAACGAGTTATCAAGAATAATTGACTCTGCTAGTGGAACATCAACTGTTGATATCCAGTCAGATAACAATACAGTAAGTATTAACAATGATTCTTCAGCTATTTCTGGAGCATCAAGTGACATTTCTATTTCCGGTGGTAATGGAAATAACATTACGTTAAATCAAACTGGGGCAGCAGGACCTAATGGTCATAACGTTATTCTTAATGTAGTAGGTGCTACAAATACTGCTGTTATTGAACAGGGGGGAAATGTAGACAGCTATGTTAATGCGACTATTACTGGTTCTGATAACAATATTAATATCAACAGTAACTACTAACGCTTCATCTGTAGGAACAATAACAGAACAATCTGGTCCTACAGAGATTAAAAGAAATAAAGAAGTAGTTCCTTCAGCTATTAATTCAGCAGTAGAGATGGATGACACCATCACTACTGCTAATGCTGTTGCTGGAATTACATTTGAAGATCAGACACAAGTGCATATAACTGAGCAATCTAAACTAGTTATTGATACGTTTGTTTATGATCCTAATAAAAATACTGGTAAATTAGCTATTAAGATCGCTTTAGGTACTGTAAAGTATACTTCCGGACAAATAGCTAAACATAACCCGCAACAAGTAGCAGTTGAAACACCTACTGCTACTATTGGTGTAAGAGGAACTGATTTTTCTTCTACTGTTGACGAATTAGGAAGATCAACTATCGTTCTTCTTCCTTCTTGTCCTGCAGGTTGGAAAAATTTAGACAAAGACTGTACTGTAGGGAGTATTGTAGTATCTACAGATGCTGGAGAAATTTGGCTTACTAAACCATTTGAGTCCACTTCGGTAGAATCGAGAGAAGCTAATCCTAGCAAATCTGCAATTCTTGATTTGAGTTTAAATCAAATTAACAATATGTTAATTGTATCACCTCCTAAAGGTTTGAAAAAAGTAGAAGTTACTAAGGAAGATTCAAAGACTGCTTTAGATACAGATCTTCTGTCAATAGATTTTTTAGAGTATAAAGAATTAGAAACTGACTATTTAGTAACCGATAGATTAAGTATTAATTTTCTTGACGTTAATGTATTTGAAGATGCATTATCTATTCAAACCAGTCAATTTCTTCAAAGTGAATTAGTAGAATATAATTCACTTTTACCTAAATATGATAAGAATACTGATCTAAATTATATTGTTGAAAATGATAGCGTAATGTTGTACAGACAAAATGTAAATCATTATGCAGAAATAAATGTTTCTACTACTTCAAGTTTAACATATGAATTGACTCAAGATAATATTAATATAAAACAAATAATAAACAGCCCTGGTACAACTACAATATACATTAACCAATCATTATAGGTCTAAAATGTTCAAGTATATTATAGCATTATTGCTTTTATCAACACCTTGCTATGCTGGAAGTGCAATTTTAGATGTATCCGGATATAATAATGTTATGTCTTTTACGCAGTTAGGAAACAGTAACTTAAATTTTACTGCTAACAATTCTACTAATAACAATAATACATATACAGTAGTACAATCCGGAGGTAATCACTATCTAGATTTTGATTTAAATGGTGAATTTAAAGACTATGAAATTTCTATATTTCAAGTAAGTCCTCTTGATCAATTCCTATCTGTATCACAAACCTGCACCCTTTCATCTTGCTCTCCTGAGCCTTTCTCGGTTTATCAGTATTAATCATGAAAAATTTTATAATAGCAGTCACACTTTTATTATCTCTAATAACTGTTAAAGTTTGGAATCCATACCCTCTACAAGTATTAGAGCTAAAGTTTATAGATTTTATTTTAAACACAAAAGAAAAACAAGAAGTAACTGAAATTGTTGTAGTTGAAATTTCAGATAAAACTTTAGATAAACTAGGTCAATGGCCTCTTCCTAGACAAGAACTAGCTAGATTTGTAGAGCTGTTAAGATACTGGCAAGCAGGCGCTATAGTATTCCCAGTTTTATTTTCTGAACCAGATAGATCAGGAGGCGATAAAGAGTTTGCTGATAAATTAGCTTCAGGGGGTACAGTAATAGCTCAAGTCCCTTCTAATAAAGCAGATAAACCAGACGCAGTTAGAAGAGGCTTTTCAGCTGTAGGACAAGACCCTCTTCCTTGGGCATATATGTGGCCTGGTGCTGTTAGTCCACTACCTATATTAGCTAATAAAGCTTCTGGTGTAGGTGTCATAGCTTCTACACCAGAAGTTGATGGTGTTGTTCGTAGAATGCCTATGGTTGTTAATATAGATGGTAAATTATATCCTTCTTTACCTTTAGAAATTATAAGAGTATTAACTAATGACCCGTCGTTCCAAATTAAAACTGGAGAGTCTGGTATTGAAGCTGTACGTATCCCACAGTTTAATACAATTACTACTGATGCTAACGGTCGCGTCTGGATTGACTCTTCTACTGTTTTTAAACATATAGATTTTTTAGATGTTAAACAAGAAGATGTGCAAGACAAACTAGTTATTGTAGGTGTATCTGCTTCAGGGGTTGCGTCAGTGTTAGCTACTCCTAATGGTGAAAAATTCTCTCATGAAGTTCAAGCACAAACACTTTATACTATATTCTCAGGATCTTCACCTATTCGTTATTCATTTGCTAATATGATAGAAATAGCTTCTCTATTAGTAATTGGTTTAATAATAATTCTAACTGTTCCTAAGCTTCCAGTTAAATTAACAGTACCTGTGTTTGTTGCTTTAGTAGGCGGAATAAGTTATGCACCATTTTATATTTTTGATATAAGAAACGAGCTATGAGATAGTTCATTTATAGTAATATCATCAACTCTTATATATGGACTAATAATATCAAATAGCCTTGTTAGAGAATACCTACAGAAGCTTCAAATTAAGAAACAATTTGGTACATATCTATCTCCTGACATGGTAGAGAAGCTACAGAAGAACCCTGATTTGCTTAAGCTTGGAGGGGAGTCAAGAGAGCTTTCTATTATGTTTACTGACGTTAGAGGGTTTACAGCAATATCAGAACACTACGGTAAAGATGTACAAGGTCTTACTAAGATAATGAATAGATATATGACTGCAATGACTCAATCTATTCTAGAAGAAAAAGGAACGCTGGACAAATATATTGGTGATGCCCAGATGGCTTTTTGGAATGCACCTCTTGATGATCCGGATCATGCTAAACATGCAGTTACCGCTGCAGTTAAAATGCTGGATAAGTTAGATGAATTTAATAAAGAGGTTGCTCAAGAAGGTGTTCCGCCCTTTGGTATGGGTCTCGGAATTAATACAGGAACCGTCGTTGTTGGTAATATGGGTTCTTCTCAGCGTTTTGATTATACATGTTTGGGCGATAGTGTTAACCTCGCATCCAGACTGGAAGGACAATCTAAAAACTATGGTGTACAGATCATACTTGGACCTGATACAGCTGAACAAGTAAGAAAACATTATAGAGTTATTGAGTTAGATTGTATTGCAGTTAAAGGTAAAAAAGAAGGCGTTAAAATCTTTACAATTATTAACTCTGTTGATTGGGCTAATAGTCACCTAGTAATACATAAAAGATTTTTAGAAAATTATTATAAAGGTAACTGGGCTGCTGCTCGTAAAGATATAGCCGATTTAAAACTTTGTTTCAATAAAAAACTCGAGCACTATTATGACATGATGCTCGAGCGAATTGAATCTAATCCTCCAAAAGATTTTGATGGAGTTTATAGAGCTACATCAAAGTAATTATTCAGCCTGTTTTATTTTAAGGTCTTTTAATTCTTTTGTATCTATTTTATCAGAAATAACACCAGTATGTAATTCTGTTGGTGCATTATTTTCTTCTCCTGAATTATTATCAGATGAATCAGCAGGAGTGTCAGAATCAGCAGGTGTATCAGCAGGATTATCAGATGAATCAGCAGGTGTATCAGCAGGATTATCTGAGTCTTCAAAAGCAGGGGGCTCTTTTAGTTCTTGACATGCGAACGCTAGTGATGGAAACATTAAAGTAATAGCCATTAAAATAATTCTAATCATTTTGTAACCTCATCAAATGTGTTTACTCGTTTAACTTCTATCTTTGGTTCTACTTTTTTAATTACAGGGTGCTCTGAAATTTCTATATCTTTTATTTCTAAAGCAACATGCAATTTTTGTTTTAGTCTAATCATATCGTTATCAAGCATTCTAATTCTATCTATTAATGCTATCAACGTTCTATTTGCTTCACTTAAGATAGGGTCAATTTCTTCAGTTGCCCATCTCCAAATAAAGAAAATAAAATACCCCATACCGCTTGCAGCGATTATAGGAAACCCATACTTATTAATTAGTTCCGCTATGTTGAGTTCTTCCATCGCCTCTAACTTTTCTTAATAAAATTCGTTTATCTCTACCTATTTCTACTACAAATTTATCTCCATCTTTAACTTGAAGAGAGGACGGAGATAGTTCTGGATCTAATAGAATTGATTGATCAGCTGTCAATGAAAACAAATAATCTACGAATAACATTTAGTCTCTCCTTGCATCATTTTTACCATCTGCTCTAGCTATCCTATCTAGATCTGGTCTTAATCCTAGAGCATTAGACATTAAAGTATCAATACGAATAATATCATGGTTCATAGTCTTTACTCTATTATCTAACGCCATGATAATTCCCATTAGACCTTTTACTGACCCTATAACACCATCAAGAATAAATCTCATCATCAAAAATACAAAATAGCCAGCACCTAACGCGCCGGCTATCGGAAACCCAACGTCTGCTACAAGTTGTAGAAAATTCATATTAGCCTCGGTTAAATGCTAAAACTTTTACCGCAGCCGCAAGATGACACTTCGTTTGGATTTTTAATAACTAAAGAGCTGCTGCCTAATTTATGTTCATAATCAAGCACAGTCCCAATAACATACATTAGACTTGTATTATCTAGCACGAATTCGTGCGTTTCATCTAATGGAACTGAAATATCTAGTGGATCTTTTTCTATAGCAAAGCTATAATTATAACTGAAACCTGCACATCCTCCGCCAACTACCTCTAAGCGAATAGCTGATTTATTTTCAGTTTTACAAGCACCCAGTAAATACTGTTTTGCGCTTTCTGTAAGTGTAATTACATCCATATTATATCCTTAGGTTTATATTCTTATTTATATTATCTATAAAGATTAAAAAAATGTCAAGTAAAGCAATAAAAATATATCAAATTTACGAACATACAAATGTTGTAATAAAACCAGGCGTTCGTAACAGAGTTTGGATGGATAATACTAAAGATAATCATGCATATAGGTGTTTACCTCTTACAATAGCTAATCAGCACGGATGGTCTGTACATCTTAAAGATAGAGCATCTTTTATATGGAAAGGAGGCCCCTATATTGAAGATGTTATAGTAAAGAGCTCTAATAATAAAAATTGTGCTTCTGTTTTCGGTCATGGTATAATCACGTTTCATTTAGAGCATCTTATTAAGACTCCTGAGAATTATAATTTATACATTACAGGAGCACCTAATTATCCTAAAGAGGGTATCACACCTTTAACAGGTATATACGAATCCGATTGGGCTCCTTATTCATTTACTATGAACTGGCAAATTACAGAACCTAATAGAGAAATTATATTTGAGCAAGATGAGCCGTTTTGTTTCTTTTTTCCTATCGAAAGAGGAAGTATAGACACCTTTTATATAGAACATGAAATGTTACAATCTAATTTAGAGTATAAAAACTATCACGATTTATTCTCTGCTAGTAGAGCAGAATTTAATGAAGGAAAACGCAATAAAACTATTGATGGAAGTGTTTGGCAAAAGCATTATTTTCAAGGTAAATATCCTGACGGAGCTAAATGTCCTATTCATAATCACCAAACCAAAATACAAATAGCAGACATTGAGAAATAATATAGGTCTCCCTTGCAATCTTAATGTTTAGCATTATATATAATAATGTCACAGCCATAATGGTGTGATTTATACAAATAACCTTGCTTAATAGGAGGTCACATATGACTATCGATTTTAATAAACTTTTTGATATGCCTGTTGATAAGTTCTTCGTTGGATATGAGCCTATGCTCAAGAAGTTCCAAGAAGCACACGATACACTAGCTAAATCTATTCCTAATTACCCACCCTACAACATTGTAAAAGTAGACGATAACAAGTATGTTATCGAGCTTGCTGTTGCTGGTTTCGGTAAGCATAATCTTGACATTACTACTGCCAACGGCACTCTTACTATTACAGGTAGCACTCAAGTAAGTGATTTAGTAGAAGAAGGCCTAAAGAATACTTACATTTATAAGGGTATTGCTGACCGTGCATTTACTCGTAAGTTCTCAGTAGCTGATACTGTAGAAGTTAAGAACGCAGAGCTTCTTAACGGTATGCTCAAGATCTGGCTTGAAAATATTATTCCTGATTCAAAGAAGCCAAAGAAGGTAGACATTAACGACCCTGCTTCAACAGATAAAGTGACCACAAAGCAACTTTTGACTGAAGATAAGGGAAAGTAAATGTTACATAAAATTAATAAGTTAATGGCTAAGTGGAGCGACCACGTAGCCAAGAAAAAAACTATTGGAGAGTTACATAGACTTTCTGATAGAGAGTTGTCTGATATTGGTATTGCAAGATGTGATATCTATCGTGCAGTTTATCAACCCAAAAGAGCTGCGTGATGATAGGCTTATTTGACTATCCTTTATGGATCCAATATGCTAAAAAGACTTTCACTAATGAAGTAGTGAAAGATCCTGTAGTTAATGGTGCTTGTATTAAGTTCTTAGACGCTCAACAAGACTTCTATAAAGTGCTTGTAGAGAATACAACTACTCTTACTAAACACTTTGTAGAAACACAAACTAAATTTTGGTTTCCTACAGGAGAAAAGTAATGTGGCCTTATACAGATGAAGAAGCAGACTTTCTTTCTACAGGAGCTAGTAAATGAAGTTTATTAAGTCTCTTTTAAAAAAGCTAGCACCAAGATCATACGAAGAACGTATGAACGATTATCTAGGTCAAGCAACTAGTCGTGAGCACTTTGAACATCTCGAAAGAGAATGGTTTAAACAACATCACATACATTACAACCCGTACTATTTACTAGTTACAGGTGTTACTAGAACAAAACATTAAAAGAGGGGGAATTCCCCCTCTTCTCTTTTATAAATACTAGTATGAAAACATATAAAGAATTTATTAAAGAGAACTTTAAAGACGGTCGTAACCCTCAAGATAAGGGCGACAGTAAACGTCACGGTGTTCCTACAAAAGCTTCTGTAAGCACTCTTAGGAAAATAGCTAAGCAAGGTGGGCGTAAGGGTCAATTAGCTCATTGGATGGCTAATATGAAAGCTGGTAAAGCTAAAGCTAAAAACAAATAATCTATTGATTTTATTCTAAATATACCCTACAATACAACAATATAATATAGTATGGATTTTTGAATGAGTAAGTTTTACACGAACGTCTCACTGTATCGTGGTGATATTCTTCTTAGAGGGTATGAGAATGGTGAGCGTATTCAGCTCAATATTCCTTGCAAGCCCTATCTGTTTATTCACTCTAAGAAGAGTGATGGAGTCTACCGTAACCTTAAAGGCAAGCTTGTAGATAGGATTGATTTCGATTCTCCATCTGAAGCACGAGACTTTATTAAGCGTTATAACGAAGTTGAAGGCTTTGAGATATATGGCTTTAACAACTTTGTATATCCTTTTATCAACGATTACTACAAAGGTGAGATCGATTATGATCCTAAGCTGGTATCGAAAGTAAATATCGATATCGAAGTGGCAGCCGATCAAGGCTTCCCTGACATTCAAACAGCTGATAAAGAGATTACAGCTATCACTATGAAGAAGAATGATATGTATATCGTTCTAGGCTGTGGTGAGTTTGTTACTGATAACCCTAAAGTAAAATATATTAAATGTAAGAACGAAGAAGAGCTTCTTACTAAGTTTCTTGATGTTTGGTGTTCTAAGTGGTTCTCTCCTGATATTGTTACGGGATGGAACATTGAGTTCTTCGATATTCCTTATATTGTTAACCGTATTAAGCGCATACTAGGTGATAGTATGGCTAAGAAGCTTTCACCCTGGGGTATACTAGAAGAGCGTACAGTTACTATTGCTGGACGTGATAATCAAGTATACGTTCCTACTGGTATATCTCTTCTAGACTATATGCAGATGTATCGTAAGTTTACCTTTACTATGCAAGAGTCGTATCGTCTCGATCATATCGCTAACATTGAGCTTGGTGAACGCAAGCTCGATTACTCTGAGTACGAGAGTTTGTTTGATCTTTATAAGAAGAACTACCAACTCTTTATTGAGTATAACATTAAGGACGTTGATCTAGTAGACCGTCTAGATGATAAGCTTAAGCTAATTGATCAGGTATTTGCTATCGCGTATGACGGTAAGGTTAACTATCAAGATACTTTTACATCAGTGCGTATGTGGGATGTGATTATTCATAACTATCTACTTAGTCAGAACATCGTGGTACCTCAGCTTAAAATAACTGAGAAAGAGCGTCAGATTATCGGTGCTTATGTTAAAGACCCTCAAGTGGGTATGCATAAATGGGTTGTATCATTCGACTTGAACTCTCTATACCCTCATCTCATTATGCAGTATAACATCTCACCTGAGACATATGTAGGACATATCTCATCTATTAACGGAGATGAGGGTGTAAAGAAAATACTTGACGGTTATCTAAACGAACCTTCAGTGCGTAATCAGCTTACTAGTCAGAACGTTACGTGTGCTGCATCTGGATGTATGTTTGATAAAGATTATCAAGGCTTCTTACCTAAGCTTATGCAGAAGATGTATGATGATCGAGTAGTATATAAGAAGCGAATGATTGAAGCAAAGCAATCTCACGAAAAGAATCCTACTCCTGAGACTGAGAAGGCTATCGCGCAAAACCATAATATGCAGTTAGCAAAAAAAATCCAACTTAACTCAGCATATGGTGCTTTGTCTAATGCTTATTTCCGTTGGTTTGATAATAAACTTGCAGAGTCTATTACTCTATCAGGTCAGCTCTCTATTAAATGGATTGAAAGAGAGATGAATAAATATTTGAATAAGCTATTTAAAACGAAAGATATAGACTATGTCATTGCATGTGATACTGACTCTATGTACATTACGCTTGAGCGTCTGGTCGACCAATGCTTTAGTGAGAGCGATGAAATTGGAAAGGTGGTCAAAGTCTTGGACCACGCATGTGAACATCGCTTGGAACCTTTTATTGAGTCGTGTTACGGACAGCTTAGCGAATATGTTAATGCGTATCAACAAAAGATGAAGATGAAGCGAGAAGCTATCGCTAATAAAGGTATATGGACTGCTAAGAAGCGATACATTCTTAACGTATGGAATAACGAGGGTGTTCAATATAATGAACCTAAGCTTAAGATGATGGGTATCGAAGCAGTTCGTTCATCTACACCAGCATCTTGCCGTGATAACATTAAGAAGTGTATTAAGATTATTATGAATGAGACTGAAGAAGAAACTATCAAGTTTATTGAGAGGTTTCGTGGTGAGTTTAAACAGCTTCCGTTTGAAGAGGTTGCGTTTCCTAGAGGTTGCAAAGGTTTGAGTGACTATTCAGATCTAAATACTATCTATAAGAAGGCTACCCCTATTCACGTTAGAGGTGCTTTGCTTTATAACTGGGTACTTAAGCAGAAAAAGCTTAATACACGTTTTCAGTCTATTCAAGAAGGCGATAAGATTAAATTTTGTTATATGAAATTGCCTAATCCTACACGTGAAAATGTATTTGCTTGTCCAGGCACACTACCTAGACAATTAGGTATGGATCAATATATTGATTATGATACTCAATATGAGAAAGCATTCGTTGAACCAATTAAAACTATCCTTGATGCTATCGGCTGGCAGGTTGAGAAAAAAGCATCACTTGATAGTTTCTTTTCATAGAAAGAGAACAAATGGTAGATAAAAAAGTAATACCTATCGATGTTGATATGGATTTTGACTTTGGTTTTGGCTTTACAGATGATTTAACTGAAGCAGTTTCAGAAAAAGAAAACCAAGCAATAGTCGCACAAAATAAAGCTGTCACGATGTATAAGATGATTATGCCTCTGCTTAATAATTTAAAAAAAAATCCTGATAAACCGAATATAGTATGGCCTGATAGAGAAAATAAAATAAATGACTTTATCAAAAAACTAGATTCAGTTTTAAATCAATGATAGAAAAAAGAACAAAACATTATAAATCAATTTTTGTTTCAGATATTCATCTAGGATCTAGAATGAGTCAGGCTGAGGCGTTTTTAGATTTTATTAAATATGTTGAATGTGAAAAGCTTTATTTAGTAGGTGATATTATAGATGGATGGGCACTTCATAGATCATTTTATTGGCCTCAACAACATAATGATGTAATCCAAAAATTGATGAGAAAGGCTCGTAAAGACACTGAAGTAATTTATCTTCCAGGTAACCATGATGAGTTTCTTAGATCGTTTGGTGAGCATGAATTCGGTAATATTAAACTTCAGGATAAAGTTATTCATAAAGGTTTAGATGGTAAAACATACATTGTAATGCATGGTGATCAGTTTGATGCAGTTGTCAATAATATAAGATGGTTAGCTTATCTAGGTTCATGGGCTTACGATTTTTCTATGATGTTAAATTTAATAGTAACTAAAATAAGAAACATTTTTAACTTACCATACTGGTCGTTAAGTGCTTGGGCCAAATATAAAGTTAAAGAAGCTGTAAATTTTATAACAGATTATGAAGATAATTTAGCTGGATATGCACAATCAAAACAAGTAGATGGTGTAATATGTGGGCATATTCACCATCCAAATATACGTAAAATGAATAATGGCATTATGTATATGAATAGCGGTGATTGGGTAGAAAGTTGCTCAGCATTAGTAGAGAACGATGATGGTTCATGGGAGATTATAAAATGGACTTTAAAAGAATCGTTATAATAACTGATGCTTGGGAACCTCAAGTAAGCGGTGTAGTTACTACGCTTAAAAAAATGGTTGAGCTATCTAGACTCAACGGTTATCAAGTAGAGGTTATTCATCCCGGCTTATTTAAATATAATTTAAAAGTTAAAGCATATCCAGAGATCCCTCTATCTATTCCACTTGGATTAAATAAACTTTTAAAACACAAAGATAATACTGTATATCATATTGCTACAGAGGGTCCTTTAGGTCTAGCTGCTTCTTTTATATTAACATTTCGAAATAAAAGATATACAACATCATATCATACTGACTGGTCTAAATTTATGAAAGATATAGCTGGTGTCCCTAGTTGGATTACTAAAGCTTATATTAAATGGTTTCATTATAAAAGAAAAGTGTTTTGTCCTACAAAAACAATAGAAGACTATCTAAGAAGTAATGGAATAGGAAGAAGACATATAATTTGGTCAAGAGGAGCAGATGAAAATATATTTCAGCCTCGTACATCTAAGTTTAAAAATATACCACTTTTAGTATCTGTAGGAAGAATATCTAAAGAAAAAAATTTAGATGTATTTTGTAGTCTTCCAGACAAGTATATAAAAGTAGTTGTAGGAGACGGGCCTTATAAAAATGAACTTCAGCGCAAATACCCTAAAGTAATTTTCCCCGGGTATAAGTTTGGAGAAGAACTAGCGCAATTTTATCAAACTGCAGACTGTTTGGTATTTACTAGTAAATCAGATACATTTGGAGTAGTTTTACTTGAATCAATGTTTTGTGGCACTCCTGTTGCTGCATACCCGGTTCAGGGTCCTATAGATGTAATAGATGAAGGTATTACAGGTTGTATGGATAATAATATAGAGCATGCTATAGAAAAAAGTATGTTGCTTTCAAGAGAAAAATGTAGTACAATAGCGTTAAATAAATGGTCATGGCACCAGTCATGGGTTACATTTATAAGCAATTTAGAAAAAGATAAGTGATTGAAAGGTATAATATGTCGCTCATTGCACGTTTGATTAAGAATTCTACCATTGAAGATACGTCTGTGCTTACAGACTCTAAAGTATATGGTAAGAAAGATATGATTATTACTAACGTTCCTATGGTGAACGTAGCACTATCAGGTACTGTAGATGGTGGATTGACTCCAGGGCTTACTGTTCTTGCGGGTCCATCTAAGCATTTTAAATCTGCTTTCTCTCTTTTAATGGCTAGTGCTTATATGAAGCAATATCCTGATAGTGTACTTCTATTTTACGATTCTGAATTTGGTACTCCTCAAGGATATTTTAAGTCGTTTGGTATTGATATGGAGCGTGTCATTCATACTCCTATTACTGATATCGAGCAGCTTAAGTTTGATATTATGAAGCAGCTTGCTGAGATTGGTCGTGATGATAAGGTTGTTATAGTTATTGACTCTGTTGGTAACCTAGCATCTAAGAAGGAAGTTGAAGATACTCTCAATGAGAAGTCTGTTGCGGATATGTCTCGTGCTAAGTCTCTTAAGTCTCTTTTCCGTATGGTTACACCTCATTTGACACTTAAGGACATTCCTCTTATTGTAGTCAATCATACCTATATGGAAATTGGTATGTACCCGAAGGCTATTGTAGGCGGAGGTACGGGTATCTATTACTCAGCTGATACTATTTGGATTCTCGGTCGCCAACAAGATAAGGATGGCGGTGAAATTAATGGTTATCACTTTATCATTAACGTTGAGAAGTCTCGTTATGTTAAAGAGAAGTCAAAGATTCCTATCACAGTATCATATGAAGGCGGTATTAAGAAGTGGTCAGGTCTTCTCGACTTAGCTATTGAAGGTGGGTATGTTATTAAGCCATCTAATGGATGGTATAGTGTTATCGATAAAGAGACTGGTGAAGTTGGTCCTAAGATGCGCGCAGCTGATATCGAAGACAATAAAGAAGTTTGGAAGCAGCTATTTTCAACAACTGACTTTGCTAAATGGATTGCTAATAAGTATTCACTTGTAACTGGACAGCTAGTATCAAACGAAGATGATGTATGATATAGACGAACTTGACCCAGTAGTTCGTAATTGTGACGGGTGTACAAAGTGCTGTGAAGGTTATCTATATGGGCAATCATATGGTAAGCAGTTTATGCATGGAAGACCCTGTCACTTTGCTTTACTAGGCAAAGGATGCTCTATCTATGAAGATAGGCCTCATTCACCTTGCCAGACATTTAAATGTGTTTGGGTAATAGATACTAAAAGAGATTTTCCAGAATGGATGAAGCCTTCTCTATCAAATGTTATTATTGTTCCTAGACATATAAACGATATTCTTTATATTGATGTGGTTGAAGCTGGTGCTAAGATAGATTCTACAGTTCTTAATTGGCTATTTCTTTATACGCTAGAAAAGAAAGTTAATATGAGAGTGCAAATTGGAGGAGGCCATCATAACTATGGCACAAAAGAATTTCAACATGCAATGAAACAGCTACACGATGCTCAAACTAAGGTTATTGAAAATAGTACCGATAGTGTTGAAACTAGCTCATAATGTTTTTAGAGGTACAGCTTTATATAAAACAGAAACTCTAGTATTCATTTGGCATCCTAGAGATAGATTTTTTGTTTGGAAAGAGTTAAACTATACTGGAGTTACAGTTTATTATGAATTTAAAATTGGACCTTTTGTATTATGGACGAAATTAAAATAGCAGATAGAGATTTTTACAAGATTATTGTTAGCGATAACTTTGCTACAGGTGAAGGTCGTACAGTTTATATTCTTATTACTAGAGCGTATCCTCATACAACAGATTATGATGAGGATTTTAAAGTAAAATCTTCTTCTACTCCAGAATTTAGAGCTATGAGAGAGTTTATAGATAAGCATGGAGCCTGGGTGGCGACTATAGCTAATTTTATCACAAAAGAAGATCTTCTCAAAAGATATAAGCATTACTTGCCTGAATATGCAATAAAGCTTATTATGGATGATAGTATTGATGGGCCAGGTAATTTTAATTACAGCGCATCATTTCACGTTAATTATTCTTGAGGCATTATGATTGAGCATACCATTCTATCACATCTTATATTCAATGAAGCATTTTGTAGGAAGGTTACTCCATTCCTTAAGGATGAATACTTCCAGAATCTATCTGAGAAGACTGTCTATAAGGTTATTAGCGATTACATTTTAAAGTATAACAACCCTCCTACGAGAGAGGTGCTTCAGATTGAATTGAAGAACCGAGAGGGTCTTAGTGAGAATACCTATAAAGAAGCTAAGCGTATTATTGAAGACTTGCAGATAGATAATACTGAGATGCAATGGTTGTTAGATTCAACCGAGAAGTTCTGCCAAGAGAAAGCAATTTACAATGCGATTATGGCATCGATTAAGATCCTCGACGATAAGTCCGGAGCTGCCAGCACTGGTTCAATCCCCAATCTTCTCAGCGATGCTTTGGGGGTTAGCTTTGATATTTCTATCGGTCATGACTACTTTCTTAATAGCGATGATCGATTTGATTTCTATCATCGCAAAGAAGAACATATTCCCTTCGACCTGGAATTCTTTAATAAGATTACGAAAGGCGGTTTGGTCCGTAAGACTCTTAATATCGCTCTGGCCGGCACTGGTGTTGGTAAGTCTCTGTTCATGTGTCATTGTGCTTCTTACAATCTGACACAGGGCAAGAATGTACTCTATATCACTATGGAAATGTCTGAAGAGAAGATCGCTGAGCGTATCGATGCTAATCTCCTTAACGTTACCACAGATGAGCTTACAGTATTACCTAAAGAAGCATATGATAAGAAAATTAATCGTGTAAAAGAGAAGACTGTAGGTAAGCTGGTTATTAAGGAATATCCAACTGCTTCAGCTGGCTCTGCACATTTTAGGCATTTGATCAATGAACTTAGAATTAAGCGCAATTTTACTCCTGATATCATCTATATCGACTATCTTAACATTTGTTGTAGTTCTCGTATTAGGGCTGGTGCAAACGTCAATTCTTATCAATATGTCAAGGCGATCGCAGAAGAGCTCAGAGGATTGGCCGTGGAATTCAACGTCCCAGTCGTATCAGCAACCCAAACAACCAGATCTGGCTACGGTAATTCTGACGTCGAACTCACAGATACATCAGAATCGTTCGGTCTCCCAGCAACAGCAGACTTAATGTTTGCTCTTATCTCATCAGAAGAGTTAGAGGATCTCAATCAGATTATGGTTAAGCAATTAAAGAACCGCTATAATGATCCGACACTCTATAAGCGATTCGTTGTAGGTATTGATAGAGCTAAAATGAGACTTTATAATGTTGAGGAATCAGCCCAGGATAACATTATGCCGGATGAGAAGGTAATACAATTGAACTCTAATTCTGAACAGAAGAAGTCTAAGTTTAAGGACTTGCTTGTATGACAGAAGAAGAGTATAAGAAAGAACTAGATGCATATATGAAAGAGCAATACAGTACTTTCAAGCCTAAACCTTCTGGAATGTTCGGGCATTGGGCATGGTATGCAGTAACAAAGCGAGAGTTCAATAAGATGCTTAGTCGACAAGGCATTAAAATTATTAAGTCTAAGTAGCTATTATATAAGGAGTGTATACAATGAGTGAACGTGATTACAACAATATTGATGGTGATGGTAAATTCTGGCTTTATATCTGGCAGACAGTAGCAGCTACAGTAGTATCAGTCCTTTTAATGGCATTTGTCTGGCATCATTATGATAATGAGAGACGAATGGTAGGATGGATAGAATGCGTAAAAGCAAACGGACAGCCATTAGATGTCCAGAACTACGGAGCGAATGGTACAACATTCACCTGTATTAAAAAGTAAGAGAGCGCCGTTAAGGCGCTCTTCCCATATCTATTACTGATTCTAAGTATATATTATATAAATACTCCTATAGTTATTCTAACTAGGTATCATACGAAAACATAGGAGTTCTGTGGGTGTTTTACATATTAAAAATAAAGCTCGACAATGAGAAATACTATCTCGATATAAGAGAAGACAAAGTACCAAATAACTCCGAGATACTCTTTAAGACAAAGAATCGCGATGATATCAGAGGTATGGCCGAAGCTATCCATAGAAACACGCTGCAAGATCCTAATCGCGTATTCGATCCTCAAAAGAAACCAGAGCGAAAAAGTTTTAAGCATACTAAAGAAGCTAGAGAGAAGATACGCGAATATCGCCTAGGAAAAACCTGGAATAAAGAAACGAAGGATAAGATCTCTAATACTATTAAAGATCAATACAGATCCGGTAAGAGAAAAGCAACAAAATCTAATCTATATCAGACATTCTCAAAAGAAACGCGTGCTAAAATGCAGGAAGCGCATAAGAAAAGAGAGCTTCTTACATGCTCTCATTGTGGAGAAGCCATGGCGATTAACATGTATAAGCGCTGGCATGGAGACAATTGTAAGTTCAATTGGTAGGCTTATTCAATATGATCTGTTGAATACTGGCAGACCTCACTAGAGGCCATACAGTCTTGCCATTGTTAGTCGGACGAATGATATAGGTCCTAGCCTCTGGCAGCCTTAGCCATTCCTCTCTAGAAAGCTTCTTAGGCTTCTTCTTAAAAAGATCTATGATGTTCACTTAAGCACATCCTCAATGAGCTCATCCATAGTATTGTACTTGTCTTGCTTGGAATGGCTAGCTACAGTCTGATATCTGTTAAACTTAACGTAGCCTTCACTAGCTAGCATTACACCTACGATAAGACCTAGCATGAATGCAGTTAGCGATACAAGAGTAAGCAAAATCTTAATAAAGTTATCCATTGTAGGCTTCCTCGGCAAGCGTCCAGAGAACACGGCGCGGCTCAGTATCTGCAGCGCCAAATTCCTTATACTGCATTAGGACCTTCTCCATAGCAGCTACAAACTGCTGGCGACCTAAACGGCATTCGTTAAAGTAAAACTTGACGTCTTTGTTGATCTTATCAGCAACAGCTTCAATCTCCTCGCGAGGGAAAGAGTTTGTATAGAGCTCCCATTGGCTCGCAGAGAGATTGCACTCAACGTGCTTAACCATCTCAACCCTAAAGTTGTTCATTAGATCTTCACCTTCACATACATATCATACTCTTCTTCAGTATAGCTAAACATTACCATTTCATTCTGTTCAACAATACCATAAAACTCTTCTACATACTCAGCAGTATCTTCAATCTCTTCTTCACTAGCATCTTCATTTACCAGCATCTCAAAACATTCCTTCTCAGAAGGAATAGCAACACATTCCATATCCAGAGGACCAATATACTCAATCTCATCCAGATAGCCGCGAGAACCAGACATCACTCTCCAAATGCCACTCTTATTAATCTCAGAGAGAGACTCCTTATCATAACCCGTCACCTTAGATACCATATCCATATCCAAAACAGGGAGATAAGAGACATTCAGTTCGCTAGATCCAGTCATTTCCATTTCCTCTTTGTTTCAGCTTATATCTTATCTTAGGCTACTTTTATTAAAAAAGCAACTACTTATTCCCATCCAGCATGGAACTTTTCCAGTACCTCATGCACGTAGCCTTTATCAGCGATCATGTAAGTGTTCACATAAGCAAACACCTCATCTTCAGAGGAGAAGCCGCGCTCCAGAGCTTCATAGACCATGTTTTCCATCTCGATCAACCAGTCCTTAACCTTAGCCATCATCCCATCTCCTCATCTTATATCTTATATTAGGCTGCTTTTGTAATAAAAGCAACTGTTTTTTTCCTTAAAGATTACAATGAGTTAGCGGCACGCTTAGATAGAGAATACTCACGAATTGCATCGATATCACCCCAGCAATGGCCAGGAGCTCGCATATAAATCCAGGCTGCAATATCGCGAAGACACTGAGAATTATCATGATCCGCTCTGCTAATAGCACCCATCAGATCATTAGTGAGAACTGATATGAGAAAATCGCCAGGCATGATGCCATGAATGATGTAACGCTCTAGAGCACCGCGAGTGTGTTCAGGGATGTTATAACCAGAGAAGTTAAGACTTCCGTTTAGACGATAGACGTTTTCCATTATGCTTGTGCCTTCAGCTTAGCAGCTTCGTTCAACTGCTTCCAGTACTTAGCGATGCGAGGAGTACCGCGGACATCAGTCTTAAGCCACTGTGCGACCTGCCAATCGTGAAGCATCTTGTGCTTGATGAAGAACTTAGCGGTGATAGAGCCCTGACGAGCATCAGCCTGTGTGAACCCACGATAGTTGGTCGTGGTGGTCGTGTTAGCCTGCTTCTCATCTTCGAGCTGGCGATTGAACAGCACCAAGCAAGCACGGCCTACAATATGCATACGCTTTACTTCGTCTGCAGTGTTGATCATCTCAACCAAGGACTCTTTCGTGATCATCGCTATCTCTCCATTGCTCATATTATAAATATAGCGGTTTTTGGAAAAAAGTGCAACTGTTAAGCTGCCTCTTTTTCCAACTTTTTTTCCAGCTCTTTGCAGGCCTGGTTGAAGACATAGCTCTTATCATAAGCCAAGCCCATCGTGTAGCACACCCATTCGCCACCATAGCGCAGGTCCATCTCAGACGGGTTCAGCGACTCCACTACCCAGCGGATAGCCTCCTGCTCACTACGAGCACCAAACCGCAGGTTCTGCTTGACCTGCTCCTGGAAGCTATCCCAAGCCTTTGCCTTCTCGGCATTATCTTCCTCGATCTGCCGGTCCAGGCACTTGACCAGATAGTCCCACTCAGCCTGGCGCTCTTCGTCAGTGGTGGCGGCATCATAGAACCAGTGACCGCGCGGACGGAAGCCGTAGACATCCTTATGAAGATCAGAGAACAGTTCAGTAGAGAAGGTGTACATCTTAGATGCTCCAGTTAATTTGCATGCCAACGTTGCACTCTGCGTTACGCTTAGCCGATTCGAAGTCTACGAAAGGACCAGCAGAAGTAAAGTCGTCGTCCAGGCGGCCTTCAGGAGTAAACACCATATACTGGCCACCATACACTTTTGAGATACGAACCGATTTGATGCTATTAGTAGCAATGAAGTGGTCTTTGTTGATCGTCTCGAAGGTCATCATCTCATCCATCTCCTCATCTTATACCTTAGAATAGCCTATTCTGAATAAGATGGCAACTGTTTTTTTCCTAAAAACGCACTTTTTTTCTTTAATGTTTTCAATAGGTTAGCAGAACGGAATTCGCCAACACTCCCTTCAAGGCTCAGCCGAATCATCTATTATAATAGCTGCTTTCGTAAAAAAAGCAACTGTTATTTTTCCAGGATTCTCTTAATCCAATTGAGCAGCGCTCGAACGGTTCTCAGCTCATCTGCTGTCATCTCGCCCATATGGAGCAATAGATCTTGATTTGAAGCTTTGCAAAGCTTCATGACTTCTTCAAGTTTCTCTTTGTCTGTCATTTTGTTAGCAATTCGAAAGAATATCACGAGCCTTTTCCAGGCCGATGATTTCAGCGAGATCATCGAGGATGCCATCCCAAGAGAAGTAGCCCTTCCCGGAGTGATGTTTTTCGACGATAGTATGCACCACGACTGCATTCAGCTCTTGATCCTTATCATTATCAAGAATGCAGTTGGTGAAAGTCAGAACAAAGTTTTCCATAATCTTACCTCACGAACGTCATAGTCACACCACCATCAGGGTGAATGTGCTGAGATTTAAGCTTCCAGCCAGCCTTAACCAGCTCATCAGCGCGCTTAATGCGATAGTGCCTAGACTTGCTAGTCACAACACGCTTATCAAGATACGCATCTTGCATCTTAAAATAGTCCTCTGAGAGCATCAAAACCATATTATCCTCAATCAAAGTAAACGGTAAGAGCGCGATCCTGACCATACGAAAGGTTCATATAGACACCTTCACAGATATCGTCTTTCGAAGGGCTATAGGACTCCCACTTCTTCAGAAAGCGCTTGACACGCTTTTCGAACTTAGGTTCGCCAGGGTAGGTATACTCACCTGCGCAACCACAACGGCAGATGCGATCGCGTCCCAGATAGATCTTAGTGATCTTTTCCATATTAAGCAGCCCTCTTCTGAGTCATCATTTCCGAGAGAATATACTTCGCAACGTTCAGTTGCTTGCGCACTTCTTCAGCACGCGGATTCAAACCACCAGCACCACCCAAACCGATCAGCTCCTGGCAATCCGAGAGAATCGACATCACAACCATCTCTTGTCCAGAGAGCTTTGCAGTGATCGAGTTCATATACTCTTCTTTGATCGTATCCACCGACATGCCATACACCTGAGCTTCACGTTCGTTCATCACATCATCTCCATTCATCATATTATTAATATCGGCTCAGATTGTAATTAAATCAACTGTTTTTTTCCTAAAAAATTGTGCAATAATTACAAGGAGTTAGTAACACATTCCATGCATTACATCTTCCTTACTCTCTACAATATCCTCAATCATTCCCTCAATCATCTTCAATTCTTCCTTTTTCTCTTCATTATAATTCTCTAAGTTAGAATTTTGGATTAACTCCTTGATAAGATTGAGTTGTTCCACAGAGATGATAATTTCGCGAACTTCCATAGGTTTTCTCCTGTTGATTCCTAATCGTATGCTATTTCTGTAATAAAAGCAAGCAAAAAGAAAATCCAATGATTTCAAGGTGTTAGTGCTAACCTATTGATATCATTGATGTAATTTTTTAGTTGCATTTATTACGGAATGTCGTTATTATCATAAAATAATGAAACGGAGATATCCAATGGCTAAGTTGTTTGTAGTGTTCGCGATTCTGACTGCGATCGGTGCATACTTCATGAATGAGCAGTACAAGGATGCTATGGCCAAGTGCCAGATAGAGCATTCATATGATACGTGCTTTTACTCGCTAAACCGTTGATTTTGTTACTGTAAAAAAACAGTTGCACAAATTACGGAAATGGACTAAATTGTAACAGTAAGTTGGAGATAAGAAATGGCATTCTTGCGTACTTTCATGGTTGATCTTTTGAGTGAGTCTTACAACGCTCTTATTCTTGCGTTGTTCTTGATCGCTTCTATTCAACAGTGAAAATAACAGTTGCACTTTTTCTGAAACCGACTATAATCACACTGTAACGACAAATAAATGGAGATTTTGATATGTCGAATGTGAATCGTGTTATGGACCTTATCGTGGCTAATCCTAACCTCGCTAAGGCAGACCTTATCAATAAGATTGTAGAGATGCTCAACGTCTCTAAGTCTAATGCTCAGGTCTATGTGTATAATGCTAAGAAGAAGCTTGACAAGGGCGATATGCCTAAGGAACGTAATGTCAAGGTGATCTCTGCTAAGGTCGCTAAGGAGCGTGCCAAGGTAGAGGTTCGCGAGAAGAATGACGCTGACCTTGAGAAGATCAAGGCTGACCGTCTTGTTATCATGAAGAAGGTCAACGCTAAGATGAAGCGTGAGAAGGAAGAAGCTGAAGCAATTGCTGCTGACATGGCTGCTTTCTCTGGTGAGGGTGAAGAGTATACCAACTCACTTTCTCCTGAATTTCTCCGTCGTGAACTCGGCATTGAGTGATTCGGAAGCTATATATAATATACAACTCAACAGAGAGTAAAATGAGCCACTTACAGTTTACACATTGCCAGAAAGCCTATAATCCAGGACAAAGTCTCCCGGTTGATGGCTCATGGGCAATTGAAACAGGAGCTGGCTTGATGTAACCAAATTGTACAGCGTTACGGTTATATCAAGCGGCTCTCAGGGAAACCTAGAGCCGCTTTTTTATTATCGTGTCTTTCTTTAAAGAGATCAACCCGTTCTTTTTAAATAAACACACGGTTTCGACGAGGA